TGAGCTGATATGTGATGCAAATTTCTTGATCAGGTCAAGTTTGTTATCCAAAGACATTTCTTTGAATAATGGATTGTCGATAACAGCCGTAACATCAATGCCACGGGCCTTGTATTCGTCAATCAGAATTCTTATGATTTTTTCTTCCATTATTTCCCCAAATGGTTATGTCTATATTTTAACAAACGCTTTCTTCTTTTCGTATGTGCCTTCTAGAATACTTTGCATATCAGTGATTAAACATGGGGTAGTCTGAGGATTGACGACGAAGCTTGTTTTTATTAGCTCTGGAGTTTTATAGCTTTTAGGAGGTAAGTGATCATTATCCATGAAAACGAACTCCCATTGGCCGGACACAGCGTAGCAGGAAATGGCTAGTATGTCAAACTGGCCCCGGATAAGGTGAGAGGAATTGATGAGACCTAAGCCCTCTACCTCAACCTCTCGTTTATCGCTGCTTTTGATAGTTACAGTACCCTGCCAGGTATCGTGGAGAACGTCTTTTCTGACACTGTCGGTTTTTATGCTTTTAACTTCGATTGTCAGAGGTAACCCCTTATAGGTTACTCGGAGGTCTCCGCGTTCTTCGTCGTGGTCCGGTATTTTGATCACCTCTGAAACACCCTCGATTTCCAGGAGTTGTTTCTTCAATGCAACCTCAGCGAGGTATCCTTGTAGATAACCTCGAAGATTAGGGTTGCTTGATATGACCTCCTCTAGTTCGTCGTTGGTGAATTCAGAGAGTATTGACATTTGTTATTATTGTTATAAGTTTATCTTAAACTATCGATCTGTCTCTAAGCCTCTTAGAGGCCTTTAGAGACGTTTTAATCTTGTGGGTGGAGACTCGGGTCACCTTCTTCGCTTTAACGCCCCTAGGGGCCTTTAAACGCGTCCTAGGCTTATATAGGTCATCTCTCAATCCCTCCGCTATTTTCTCTAGATATTTGTTCATATAAATGTGTAGGTAAAGTCAGGGTGTCCAGTCTTTTTGGACACTGTCCAATTTTAAGGTACATCTGTCCAGTTATAAACGGATAGTAAATGTTAGTGTTTTGTCTGTAAGTGTCCAATTGTCCAAAATGACCAAAATAAAACTGGACACCTCTTTCACTTGCAGCTGTTGGAGATATATCTCAAATGTCCAGTTTTTCTATATTTTTCGAAAAACATACACCTACCTTTGTGGAGAGATTTTAGGAGAAATCGTGAGAGGGTACCCCACCCTTTACAAAACTACTTTTCTCCAACTCTCCATCACCCCAGTGTTTACTACCCCTCTATATATATAATATATAATATATAAATAATAAATATATATATATATACATAATATGACGCAGTTTTTTGACATAGAGTGTCCGTAGGTCTCTCCCGTTTTTCCAAAAATTCTGCGATATTTTTTACAAAGGTGGGTGTATGTTTTCCGAAAAACAGCGAAAAACTGGACATTTGGCTTATAACGTTAATAGACACAAGTGAAAGAGGTGTCCAGTTTTTTTTAGCGTTTTTGGACACTCTGGACACTTGCTCTAAACTCTCTGTTTTCATTAGTATTTTCGAAGGCGCCTGCGCACAGCAAAATTGGACACCTGTCCAAAAAACTGGACACTTGTCCGTTTTGAGTCCATAAAGCCAGATTTTGTGGTATAAGACATTGTAGCAAAAAATTGTTTATGTACCTATCTCGGGCCGAGTCGGACCTGCATAAATAATTACATCAAAAATAGAATAAGAATATGGACAAAGTACTGGAAATCATCAAAACCGCACTCAATTTGGGTCTCATCTTTTTAGATGTCCTGGAGGCTTTCAAGAACATCTATCAAGCCGTGATGGAGAAGATGAACGCTGAGTGTGCCACTGCAACCTAAAGATATACGTGTAGCTATTAAATAGCTGCTGAAAGGAATTCTGTGAATCCACTGCTTACACCTGTAGGATCTACTGGATCAAGTGTAAACGTGCCTAAGTATGTCGACGAGGAGTTCGTCCCCCGGAATAACTATTATGTTGTTACCGACGGGAAGAACTTCTATTCGTACTCGATCAAAGCGAAGGACCTGGTTCCTGATGCTCCGATCATTCGTCTGGAAAGAAACCCTCCGGTACTCATGGAGGGCTACGCCATTATCGGCCGTCGAGTTTATCTCGTTTCCCGGCAAGACCTTCTTCGAAAGGTCGTACGTAAATCCAAAGAAATTGTAAAGGAATCGACTACAAATGACGCAACCAACACCAACTCAACTGTCGCTGCTGCCCTTGCAAACAGCACCGTTTCAGATTCCGACGAACCAGGACTTGGCGAAGCTGCTCAACTGGAAATCACCAAAAATGCTGACGCTGCTTGGAAAGAACAAGTCGGAACATTACTCGGTATTAAGGCTGCGAAAGAAGCGATCGAGCAATTCTCGCAAGGTCCGAGCCGCGCAGACTACGCAGAGTCAGCAAGATTCGTCCTCGACAACCTCGGACCTCTCTCAGATGAGTACGAGATCGTCGGAGACGACGACGGAGACGAACCAACCTACGACGAGCTCCTCTCGGGCGAACACCCGGACGAGGACCGGTTCACCCTCGGCTGAGAAGTTCCGTATTCTCCACAATCCTGACAACCTCATGAGGGTTGTTCAGTATAAGATACTTACCCAGATCTTGGAGAAGATGCCAATCCCGGATTACGTGCATGCCTTCGAGAAGGGGAAGAACATCCCCGACATGGCGGCGATACACGTAGGTAAGAAAGTGGTGGTTAGCCTGGACTTGAAGGATTTCTTCAAGAGCATCAAACAAACGCATCTCCTCCAGATCTACCAGCATATGGGGTTTGGAGAAGGCGCAGCAAGAACGCTGAGCGAACTGTGCACGTACAAAGCATTCGTACCACAAGGGGCTTTGACGAGCCCTAAGCTCAGCAATCTTTTTACCTCTCTGACCTTCGGCCCTATCATTAAGGAGTACTGTGACTCCAAGGGTTATACCCTCAGCATCTACGCAGATGACATCACAATCTCCCGTGATACGGACTTCGAAGGTGAGGACGGTAAACGGGTAAACAAGGAGATCATTGACTTCATCACCGGTACGGTTTCCCAGTTCGGTATGAGGATCAATCGTGAGAAGACTAAAGTGATGCACACCTATCAGCGGCAATGGGTGTGCGGCACGGTCGTCAATCAGAAGGTTAATCTCCTGAAGAAGGACCGGTACGCTCTCAAGGCTATCGTTCACAACTGTGAAAAGAACGGCATCAAGCACGAAGCTGCAAAGTCCGGTATCACGCCGGGCGAATTCGCAGCCAAGGTCGCTGGCAAGATCGGCTGGTTCGCCCAGCTCAATCCTGAGGCTGGTAATAAGCTGAAGGAACGCTTCAAAGCAGTATACGAAGCAACGACGGATTTTACCCCGGAGGGCATGGAGAAGGAGACTCTCCCGCCTGCACCACCTACTCTGGATGAACTCTTGGAAGGGGCTAAAGCCTCTCCTTGGTGATGATTCCTAAGGTACATAAACAAACGGAGAGTGAGACGGCCCGAGCTCACCCTCCGTGTTACAATTTCCCCTGTTAATTCAGGGGATCTTTTTTTTAGCCAAACGAAACACCGGCTGAGTTGACTTTGATAAAGTGACCTCCACAGGTGGAAGAGATTTCACTTGAAGTGACTTTGTGAACTGCACCGCCTTTAGTAGAGGTAATTCCCGAGGAGTCTACCTTAAGTTCGCTACCATCGTGGGTAGTCTTGACTGAGCTTTCACTCATATAAACTACTCCGTTTTTGTACGTAGACTTGATACCCGTATCGTCCATAAGAACCGTGCCATCCTTAAACGTAGACAGAATACTTGCATCTGTCATCACTACTGAACAAGGATCGCCGTTCTTCTTAAGGGATATTTCGTCTTTGTTTATGTGGATAACGTTTACATCTCCATAAGAGATTATGACCTCATCCTTTGAGGAGAACGTATGAGTGAACAACGTACCGTCCGCGCTCTTAACTATAAGGTTATGATCCCCTGTGAGGGAGATCTCTCTCTTCATCAACTCTGGTGAGGCTTCAGTGACCCTATCGAGAATCTGCTCCTTGTATACAATGTCCGTAGCCTCTGGAGCATCATCGATAAGGCTGTAGTCTGTCTTACAGGTTTCGGCTAGTGCCACATCACCGATGTATTCGTTATAGTTATAGGCTTCAGTCTTGGCATCAGCGATCTTATGGGAATGGCCGGAGTACCGGTATATCCGTCCTTTAATGTTTCTTACAACTTCAGAGCTCGTATCAGTGAAGTGTTCGAAGTTACGAGATGATATACGGACTAAGTCCTGTAGCTTGGATAATACGATTTCTGAGAAACGGCTGGATCTGATGAGCATAGTACCTGCCCTCAGAAGTGCCAGCATACCTCCACCTGGGCTAGAAATGATTCGATCACCTACAAGCATGTCCTTAGGAGCGGTCTGATCTCCCATGACGTTCTTACCTGCAGCAGAGAAATTCCCAGTGTCAACTGCGATATCACCACGATCAATTTGTAGAGGGGTGTTAGTGCTCTCACTCTGTAGTCTTGGCAAGAACTGATCTATGATCGGGTATCCGAGCTTATTACTAATAACAACTCTATCTCCTAACAAGGGAGTAATGCGGTCGCCACCTCGGCTTGCACCACCAGCAGGCTGAGACCATAGAACTCCGGTCAGGTTTTGACCACTTAGAGTTTTTACCTTGCAGACTTTACGGATAGAGTCTACTTCTGTTACTGTACCTTCTTCGGTTAAGGGGTCTGAGGCTGTTGGGTTACTAAACATGATGTATTTTGGTATAAGTAGTATAGGATTAACTTCCTACATTTTTATGTTAAAGGAAATTTATGAAAATTCAAATCAAATCTGATCTGCATCTGGAAACTGAGATCGGAAAAACGCTCGTCTATGACCCTAATGCGAAGGGCTCACTGTACGTATCTCCTCATGCTGACGCTGTAATTTTAGCTGGGGATATCATCAACATCAATAAGTATCAGATTGATTATCTGAAGAACCAAATGAAGGACGTCACAGTTCCCATCTATTATGTTCCAGGTAATCACGAATACTGGCACACTGGAATTTCGGAGGGCCGTCAGATGTTGAGAGAGGAGTTGGAGGGTTCGAATATCTCGTTGTTGGACAACGACTGGCGTCTCATCCCCGATCCGAAAGATAGTTCCAAACGTATAGTTATCGTTGGTGCTACACTCTGGACTTATCTCAATGCTGCACAGGCGGAATACATTAAAGATATAGCAGATTTCCATCTTATAAAGGATATGGATCCTAAAAGATGGAATTTCCTCAACATAGGGTCCAGGGCAGCTATCGAGCGGGTACTATCGTTTAGTGATTTTGCTTCGATGAAAAAGGTAGTGGTGACCCATCATCTCCCAAGCTATTTCAGCGTCCCCTTACGATTTAAAGGCAGTGAGACTAACTGCATCTTTGTCAACGATTGCGAAGATATTATGAAGGAAGAATGGGGTCCTGATCTCTGGATCCACGGCCACACCCATGACAGCTTTGATTATAAAGTAGGTAGAACCAGAGTGGTATGTAATCCCCGTGGTCGGCCAGGTGGAGACCGTAATCATGCGTATAACAACGAACTCCTCATTGAAATCTAACCTACAAATAAAAAAGCCCAGATAATTCTGGGCTCGCCTTTATCCAAAAGTATGTGTCTGGATCCAAAGGACTTCACAAATATTATAACCTAAATTTGAGAGGTGATTTTTGGTATAAGTAAAGTATCTATAACAATAGAATATTTTTATTATGTCCAAGCCAATTCCAGGAAAATATTATTTGGCCCGGTTCAAGGGCTACAAGCGAGACAAGGCGTGGAAACATCCTTATCTCTGTAGGGTTATACGAAGATTCCCGCTTACTCCGAAGCTCGCAGATATGCTCCAAATGGTCCCAATGGACGTGAGTTGGTGGCACGACGAGAACGAATCGAGTAACCCGGAAAACTTCGAAATTGTCAAAGTATTCACGGAAGCAGAGATAAAAGCGTATGTCAACATCGAGCCAGTCTCGGACATGCCTTTGGAGAACAAACGACTCAACGTTCCTATGGAACCTACAGGATTTGAATATGGCATACAAAGTAGTGAATGGGAAACTCGTAGCTATTCGTAACAAACGAAAGTCACTGTCAATGTTTCAGACGGTTCCGGAACCTGGGCCTAAGCCGCTTGTAAAGGGTGAATATCTCGGACTCTGCAACCGTCAGGCATGTCTGCGGCCAGGGGCAGACTGGTACAACAAAATCACAAGGGCACACTACTGCAGTAGCTGTGCCAGGTTAATCAATGATGTTTGCAGAGATAATCGTACGGAACTCTTCTGCAGCAAAGTTCAGAACAAGGAGAATGAACATGTCTAAACTTGATACCTCCGGATTCCAACTCTCGGAATCGAGAATCGTTGATATCTGCGAAGCTTATGAATCTGGATTTGGTCATGGTTTGAAAAAAGACGGCCTCGATAACCCTTATTTCACCCCGGTCCTTAAGCATGCGTACGATTATGGATACGAACGGGGTCTGGCTAAATCGAAAGAAGTTCAGCCTTCGAAATTGCCTAAAGGATTCCGTGCAGTCAAAGATAATTACCAGATTATCTTCAATGCTATTGGGGATGCTATTAACCTGCCTACCCCAGGCGGATCCGTAGGTATATCTGTTCGCCGTTTCTGGGAGGCTATTGACAAAGCCCAACCGGAAGTGACCACGCTGGACGGCCAAGACGTAATCAACGTAACTCAATAACCAAAAGGAATAACATGACGATTCTCGCAGTTATCAATACCAAAGACCTCGTGGTCCGTGTTTTCGATGGCCGTATCCTCGTGGACATGGCTCAGCTTCATGCTGACGAAGACATTACCCAGGAAGACCAACTCAACAGCCTGCGTTATCTTTTGAGCTACAACCAACCGGGCAAACGTCTGGCCCGACAAGCTGCTGAACTCCTGGCTAAAAAGGAAGCGGAACGCAAGATGAAGAAAAAGGCTGAAGCGGTGAACTTCGCTCCGGCTAAACAGCCTTTCTTGAACTTCAAGTACAGCTTGCCTAACCCAGTCTGAGGTCGAAGATGGACTTTAACGATCTGAGTGAGAAAGAGCAGGAGGACCTCTTTACTGAAGAAATTTGGAACAAGAGGTACAAAATCGATCCCGATGATACGCTTTATGACTGGAGTGGCCTCATCGTAGGGTGGGCTATCGGGAAGGGTCTGGATTTTGAAAGTGCTTGGAAGTTTGAATCTCGCATCTTGTCTGACCCTCGTTTCTGGTAAATTTCCCGCTGTCATTTTGGTATAAGAAGAATAGAGATGGTACACATCTCTTCTTTTCATAAATAAACTCACCCAGTAGGAGAAACATATGATCGACCTGAACAGCAACAAACCGCTGCGCAAACCGAGCCTGAAGATGATCCCTATCGTGGCCAGCCACATCGGCCTCATCGACGTGAACGATGAGCGCACTCTGGCTCCTGCTCCTCGCAAGGCAGCGTCCTCCAACACCTGCACCAACTGCGGTCACTTCGAACGTCAAGCCGATGGCAAGGTGCCCTGCGGTAACAAGGCTTCGGCCTACTACGGTCAGAAGGCCGGCTTCCTGGCCATCAGCGATTGTGGTAACTTCGCAGAACCGAAACTGCCGGAAGGTTTCACCCAGGCGTAAGCCTTTCTTAGCCCGGTAACTCGGGCTTCTTTTTTGATTATTAAAATGAAATTTCCAAAATTACCCAAGTGGCAAGACGGCCGTCAAGGCACGGGCTATAAAGTATTAACCCTGATTAACAGCAAGTTGCTGAAGTTCGATCTTCATATTCTGAAGTATCCGACAGGATCGTATATCCCGTTCCATACCGATCCTGTTAAAGAAGGTTATAAACACTATCGTCTCAATATAATCCTTACAAAAGCTGCAGGAGGAGCATTTATATGTCCTAACTATTCTGGTGTATTTAAATGGTGGAGATTTCATTTCTTCCGACCGGATGTTACGGAGCACTGTGTCACTCCGGTTTGGGAAGGCACTCGCTACGTTCTCAGTATTGGGTGGCTGAAAAGAGCCCGTTCTTTGGTATAAGTATAGTACTAAGAATTAAACCACCCGGAAGATCGTAGGATCTACTCCCATTACTATAAAGGAAGTCATGAACACCGCCAAGATTGAACAGTTATTCGAAGCTATGAGGGAGAACCTCCGGATAGCTGATCAACTCAAGCCCCTCCTCACAGAACCTGAAGCCAAACGACTGATGGTGTACCCTGACGCCATTCGACAGATGGTTGACGACCCGGTGATAAGGGCTAAGATGGAAACCTTGTCTGAAGGTGAGATGAATAAAGGTCTCCTGCACGGCCTGGCCGCTTTGGACGAGATTAAGAGAAACCTTGAGATCGCACAACTCCGAGCCAGTGGCAATATCTCGGATTCGATGCACTAAGAGAAATGCCCTGCTAACTACAGGGCTTTTTTTAGCCTAATCAAGGCCCGAATTTTGGTATAAGTATAGTACACAGAACTTTGGAGAAATTTGTGAACACGATTACCGTTGTCTTTACGGAGGAAGTGATGATTATACGGAGGGATGTAACGGTGAAGATGGTGGTAGTCTCACCCCAGGGAGAAGCCAAAATACCCGACTTAAGCGAGGGTCACCACTATGCGTACGCTATCCTTAGGGATGGGGTAGAGGCTATTCTGATCAAATCAGACCGAGATGATATACACGGATTCGTAACGTTTGTTAATCAGATAGATAAAGCAAAGGTCCCACCTTCTGTCGAGGCCCTGATCAATAAAACGTACAGGAGAACGGACTTCCCTAGAATGGAAGTCTTTCATACAGCTACTGTTATGCAGTCAAGGGGTGCAGATAGTAGTTTGATTTACTGGGTTGTTCTGCACGTCTAAAAAGAAAAAGCCCGGAACTAACCGGGCTTTTTTAGGTTACCACATGTCGGGCCAATAGGAATTACGTTTGGAGAGATTTTCAGATGCGGGTATTATCTGAAGATTACAAGGCACATGGAGCCCACATACGTATTTGCTCTTAAGTGGGACTACGTGATCTACGTGGTGGAGAATCCCCGTATTTTCGCTGATAGTCTTGGCAGCAGCATAGAGGGACTTAATAATAGCATCGTCGGTCCATCCAACGGTAGCTTTCAGTTTATATGCCCTACGTTTTGCGGAGTGAGCATTAAATAATTCTATATTTGTCTTTTGGTATGCAGAGCGTTTCTTACGTATCTCTTCTCTATTTTTATCGATATAGTCTTTCTGTAGTTGTTTTATCTTTTCTGGATTAGCTTCCCGATAGGACTTCATCTGCTCCGCACACTTATCTTTATTCTGGTGATAATAATTTTTGCGTTTTGATTTTATCGAATCAGATTTTTCTATATAGTATTTAGATTTATCCTCAAGAATCGAATCTCTATTAGCGTCATAGTATTCTTTCTTTTTAGCCCTTATAGCTTCTGAATTATCTCTTTGGTATTTCTTGTTACAATCTCTGCATGTATACATTAATCCGTCTGCCGACGCGGATCGTTTTGCAAATGAGTCTAGGGATTTTTCAATAAGGCATCTAGTGCATTTTTTAGTATAAGCTTCCATGCTTATAAGTTTATCACCTGAAATGTTTTCCGTCAATACTAAATAAAAAGCCCAGATTTCTCCGGGCCTTTTTACTACTATTTCAGTGTTTATTAACCGAATGATACAGGTACGGGACGGTCGAACTGCACTGAGATGTTCTCTGCAATGACTGGCTGTTGAGAGGCTACTTGAAAGGAATAACCGTCGAACATACAATATTCAAGGTAAACAGCGCTCAGAACTTTGCCGTATCCGTCGGTGTTACCACCACGAGTCTTCATTACAAGCAGAAGACCAAACGGTACCGAGAAGTATTCCGAACCTAGGTTCATCATAATATCGTTACCATCCGAACCTGGAGCACGTTGACCATCCGTAGCCATCGTAGGACGGTACGCTGCACGGCTCAGAGCTGCCAGAATGTTAGCTTGGTCAGCCAGGACTTTCGACATAGATACGACCGGAGTACTCTTACCACGGGTGAAGAAAGAACGGTTCGAACCGATTTCAAATAGACGCATCAGTTGAGCGTTATCTTGGAAGGCGATGTTATCTACCAGACCGATAGGGATGAGATCAGCTCCGCTTGACAGACCCGTGAATCTGGCCGGTCCCGCAAACAGCATAGTCGTATCAGGGCTTGCAGAGAACTGGCTAAAACGCTCTAGCCCGTCTTCGTTTAGTTTAGAAACGTAACTACCTTTATAGTCCCAAGACGTGGTGAATCCACTGTCTTCTACGGTCGATAGCACGTCTGTTTTAGCATCTGCCATTGTAATTCCTTTGTTAATTATTCGTTGTTACGATGTAGGTATTTTAATCAAATTAAGGCCCCAGTTTCCCAGGGCCTTTTAGATTAGATGACCAAGTACAGGTTCAGGTAATTCAGGGTTTTCGGAATCTTGATCTTCAGTCTGCAATCAAGGTTGTCCTTGTTGGTTGCATTCTGAGCCAGAGAATCGATTACCGCTGACAGAAGCGGAGCTCCGATACGTGGAAGTTTCTGAGCTTTCAGCATTTCCGAGCTAGCGTTGATCGTCTGACGGATCGTGCCGATAGTGTCTTCGGTGATATTCCACTTACCAATGAAAGCTTTCAGCTTATCCAGGAAGAAGTACGACACGAAGTCCCAGTTCTTAACTTGCTGCAGTTCACGGTATTCCAGAACCGACATATCAGTCGTCAGTTCATGTCTTACGTAAGGCAGCGAACCAGTCGTTTCCTGCACGAACAGGAACGTACCAGCTTCAGCCATCGCATTCATCTGAGCACGAGTGAAGTAGAAGTTACTATTGTACAGATCCGACACACCAGCAACGCCCATGTTGGTAAAGCCTTGTTGAGCCGGCATACCAGCAACTAGACCAGACACTGCGCAAGCCAGATAGTAACCCGGGACAATCACTTTACGGCCATCAACGTTAACTGCAACGGTATCAGGCTGGATGTGGATGACGCGGTTAGAACCAAAGGTCTTGCTAACTGCTGCCACTGCTGCTGCACGCTGAGTCTTAGTCAGAGTACGGGTGATGTAGAAACTAACACCAGTTGCAACGCCTTGGGCTTGAACAACGATCTGTTGGTTGCTTACAACTTCCAGAATCTGCATCGTACCGACAGGGCTAGGAGAACCTGTACCAGCGGTTACATTCAGGATGTCGCCAGGAGTCACGCCGTCGTTGATAAACGTAGAGTTGCTCGAAGTCAGGACATATTTGCCACTTGCCACGGTGATGTTGTTGTTACCGCCATTAGCGTTTACCAGAACATCCGTGTATTGACCAACCGGAGTCTTGGTCGGGATCTTGGTGTTAACCAGAGCCACACGCCAAGCAGCTTCTCCCGGAGTACTCATTTGCTGTGCATGCAAAGCGAAAGCTTGGCAAACGTCTTGATCTTGGGTCATCGGAACTAGACCGTAGACACGTTCACCTTCAGCAAGTTCCAGGGCTTCAAAGAAACCTTGACTGTCGTTGCTGCTAATAGCGATAGCACGAACACGGGTCGTCGTATTAGCCAGGGCGGTGCTAACACCTAGGGCCAGAGGATTGTCTTCCGAAATTTCGCCCAGAGTACCTTCGACTTCACCTTGTTCAATAGCCAGGACGCTGCTGCTCAAATCAGTACGTAGAGCCGTATAAGCCATATGAACCGTACCGCTGATGATTTTACCGTAGATGACTTCCGGATTCGGATTGATCGTTACGGTACCATCGACTGCAACATTCGACGTTACGTAGTTGCTTCCGCCCGAGATAGGCTTGACAGCAGGAACCAGTTGGTTATTGAACAGCTTACGGGTCTTTAGGGTTACTTTGGCTTTCTTGATAACCACAGCACCTGCGCTGACAGCAGTTACAGTAACTGGCGAAAGACCATTAATGGTCGAACCCGTGATAGATCCGATAACAGCTTCATGGTCACTACCGCTGGCACCAGCACCTTTGATCAGGATGGTATCACCGGCTACGAAACCAGTAGCGGAGGTCAGGCTTAGGGTTGACGAACCAGAAGCAACAGAACCACTAGTAGTGGTCGATTGGCTGACATTAGCCGGGAGCATATCTGCCAGAGTAACCGAGCTGATGCCACTGACAGCATTCACAGCCAGTACGGTCGAGCTGAAAGTTCTAGCAGTCGAGGTGTTATCCGTATATTCCAGGGATACTTCGTCGCCAGCTTCGATAACCAGGGTCGAGGTGACCGAGTTCACGTTAGCGATCTTGACTTTCGTGATTGCGGTGTTTGCAACGGTAGTCGACGGGGCCACAGAGATGGTCACGTTGCTGCCAGAGATGTCTACGATGGTTGCCGACAGATCGGCGCCCGAAACGCCAGCACCAGTAACGGTTACTAGGTCGCCTTGGCGGAACGAGATTACATCAGCGACAGAAGCGATGGTTGCGTTACCCGAGGTAACATTACCAGTCGTGCTTACTGCGAAGAAATCCAGTTTGTTGTTAGCCGGATATCCCGCAAATCCACTTGCTAGAGTTTCGACTTTAGCCTGGTTTACCAGAACCTGAATCGACGACGAGTTTACGACTTGACCCGGCAGTTGACCCGGTAGGTTGAACACGTTAGTAGCAGCTGAGTTCACGATGATACCGCGCTTGCTTACTTGAGCGTCTGTAACGGTAGCGCCTGCTACAGCATCCAGAGTCAGTACAACACCTGCTGCCGAGACTACTTTACCTGACAGGCTCGCACCTGTCGAATCTGCAGCTCCGGTAACCAGGACCGTATCACCTACAGTGAAAGGAGGGATGTTATCAAAAGTCAGATCTGCGCTGCCTTTAACCATAGACCCACTTGCACTGGCTGCGCTGGTAGCAGCCGTTTTAACCAGGGAAGTTGCACTCCCAGGCACGTAACGTAGAACGTTGTATGCAGGACCAACAATGCAGGCTTCCAGGCTCGGGGTACCTTGAACAACCCCGCCCGCATTCTCTAATTCTTGATATACTAAAACACTTGGTTGAGTATACGACATTAACTACTCCTATTATATTTTTCGGTGTTACCCGCTGTTCAACAACAACGGGCGAAATACTTTTAAGGTAACGATGTTACTATGATTGTATTTTAACCCCGATTAAGTTTACTATTTTAATTTAAGAGACTTTGGATTGTCCGATTCTGGCTATCAAACGCTCTGGAATATTATCGGTCCTGATGCTGAGATATAGACTCTTGAATTTAACCGCATCGAACTTGACCATCCAACTATCTTCACAACGGTAAGGAATGGAGATAGAAACCTTGAACTTCTCGGTATCTTCTTTATCTGGTTCACAGGCGCTTACGGACATATCAAGACCGAACTCCTGGAACCCCATCTCGTTACATAGGAAGGGCCTAGTCGCGGCTAAAAAGTGGGTAACCATATCCGTAATAAGCTCACAGCTGCCTTCTTGGCTAGTTTCGATGATTATCTGAGCCACACCATTTACAAATACCATATTCGTCCTCTCACTCTTGCCGAACACATCCTTGATGGGAGGGGCTGAGACCATGTTATCAGATAGACCGGTCTTATTTATAGAGTAATTACCTCTATTCACAAGGATTCGGGGCTTAGTCTGTAATTGGATCTTGTGAAAATCATTTACAGTCCCGATATCAATCTTTGATTTTTTCTCATCCGGATCCCAAAACAGTCCGTCTTCTGTCTTGGGAAACTGGCTGAAGAAGTACCTCAAAGGTTCGACTATCATGGTAGTCAAGTACAATGGGCTGAAATACATATCAATCGCTCTTTATCAAATCTTTAATCTTCCGGGTCACTTCGTCTTTGTTATCACTGTTGACGCTTAGATACTGGTCGATCGTCTTACTCTTGTTTTTCCTACCTAGGAAGCCTGGCCTGAACGTAGAGTGGAAGTGCTGGATCTTAACTTCTCTCTCTTCCTCCGGCAGATGGTCGTGACTCTTATAACGTGCGCCCCTCCCTACAACTTGATCTATCTTACTCTTGTTGAAATGAGGTTCTAGGACCTGAATCAACTTAGTCCCTTTTAGATCAAGACCCTCAGCGCCGCTGGAACTAATCAGTAGAGTCGGGACCTCGCCAGAATTATACGCAGCTACTGCAGCGTCCTTCTCTTTCTTACTCAATCCACCGTGGTATAGAGTATGTTTAATACCCTTCTCGTTGAGGTGATTAGAATAGTCTTCCAGCCCAGCCTTCAGATAGTTGGAGTAGACTACTCCACGATAGTTCTTATCGCCCTTCATATGTTTCTTCAGCTCATCTACCGCCTTCTGAATCTTAGGGCTGAGTTCGTGTTTATCGCCGGCGATGTAGGGCTTAGTACTATTGCTGACTTGACGAACTCCGGTTGAGAAAGCGTTCAGCTGTGCACTTTCTTTTTTATCCAGAGGTAGGTTATGTCGGATCTTCATACGAATAATGAACGGAATATTACCTTCCAGGAATTTATACATCCTCTCTTGTTTCTCATTCATATGAACTTCGTGAGTCTCATGGACCTTACGAGGGAAATACTTCTCCGCTTTAGGATCGTCCATAACATCGTACTTGTCGACGTACTTATTCAGAACCTTGGAAAGCTCACCCTTGTTCTTGATAGTCGTTTTGACTCCAGGCTTTTTACCTAAGAGAAATTGGGCAACAATACCTGGATCCGAGACAGTTTTGGTAATGTAGCGATTCTCGAAATCAGACTTATTAACCGGCAGAAGCTTTTCTCCACTAACAAGGTTAACCAGAGGGCTGATATCCTCGGGGGAATTATAAATAGGGGTCGCAGTAGCCAGGAGCTTGTGGTCTGCGCCAGACAGTAGCTTTTCCAGGCCCTTGAAGCGCTTGGTATCCGTATTACGTAGCTTATGACCTTCGTCCATCGCTACCAGAGAGTACTTGTTCTTCAGAAGGCGTGGTAAATCGTTGACAGCCTTTTCATAGCTTAGAACTTCCAGACGATCAGAGTCAACATCGATCCCATGTTTCTTATGGTCTTTTTCGATGTTGGTAGTCAAGCTGGCCGGGGTGATGACTAACTGAAGACCCGACTTATCAAGATTCTGAATTTTACTAACTGCTTCATTAATAGTACGGGTTTTCCCCGAACCGGTAGAGTGAGCGAGGATTAATCCCTTGTTTTTTAATAGCTTATCCACGCTTCTAGACTGATGTTTCTGAAGTGCTTCTTTAGCTATCTTCTCTAAGTATTTATTCATTATTCGCACCTGAGTTACGTTTTCGGTTATCCCAATACGCTCTGCATCCAGCCCTTAGAGCTTCCATATGTTTTTCTGATTTAGGCTTACCTCTGTTAGACATTGAAACTTTTAAATTATGTTCCTTTGATTTAGGTTTACCTTTATTAGCTTCTGAAATTTTTAGTTTATGACTATCAGACAATGGTCTACCGGAATTAGCTTCAGAAATTTTCCTGCTCCATTCCGGGTCCCTAGGGGGTCTTTTGGTACCCTTTTTATTAGCGGCCACCTTTGATTTTGATATTTTTAATTTAGACTCTTCAGTGTGTTTGGCACCCAACGTGTTACCGGCTGTAGGGCATATATTATATCCATTTTCAGTAGAGTTCATCTCATCGAGGATAGTCTGTTCCTCTATCAATAAATTTTCTACTGGACATTCTAAAATTATTTCAAATATGAAACAGGTTTCCCCGTACTTAATCCAAGCATTTTGAAGTTTGGAGTTTTCGTGAATATTTTTACGTAGACGTCTGAAGTGTTCGTTCTTTCTTTTAACAAGGTTCACCGACGAACCTATATAGGATTTACCGTTCAGAGTGTTAGTTATTTTATAAATTCCACTTTTTATCATGTGTATTCTTGAGGGAAGTCTGGTATATTTTTAGTTAAGAGCTCGAACTCGATACTGTGTTTGGCCAGTTCCGTTAGCTGTAGCATCTGCCTAACTGGTTTACTTTGTAATTCTGTATTAGCAGTATTCTCAACCCTGAACAGATCCCACTCACCATGACGTATCACTATGTCGTCTGGTAAAATCTCAGGGACAGCGATAGTCCACGCAGCCATTTGACTAGGTTCAAACAAAGTAAAGTAGGACTTAATATTGCTATCGGGAGAAGAATCATACTGAAGATACGTAGTATAGCATGGGAAATACCCACCTTTGAAACTCGTTCCAAGGCACGTTCTGCAGTTATCCTTCATAACCTTACCGACTCGGGCATTCCAGCATTCAGGGCAGCGTTCCCCATAGGTCATCCTACGGAATAGATAGGTTTTAGTACCCGTGAAATGGCTGAGCAGCATCCACTCTCTACGTTGAATCTCCTTACTGCGCAGCTCAACCCAGGGAGTCTGAGTCGTGTACCAGGTATGAGGCTTGGATTTAATGCTTACGCTGTTCTTGTCTAGGAGCAAAGCTTCTACCAGATAAAAACCCTTGTTGAACTTACTGTACTCTTGGGTAGAGGTATCGGCTAAGTGATTGCCGTCAATAGGGGCAGCATTAAGCCTCTGGAATGGGCCATCACTTGTAGGGCCGAAATATACGTTGAACAGGCAACGTCCCCAATCTGCAGGTACGGACCAATCCACTACCACGTGTTTGTACCAACGTGGATATAGGTTGACCTTGATATTTCCCGAAACGTTAGTCGTAAGAGGCTGTGACTTTACGTTATCGTCAGCATTCTTGCTGTAAACATTAGTTTGTAGGAGGTGCCCTACTGAGAAGGAGTAGTTGAATGACATGAAAGTATTTTAGCCGTAGGTAATAAAAAAGCCCTACTACACATATGTTAGTAAGGCTTATAAATAAAGAATGCCGTTTTTGGTATAAGTATAGTACATATAACTACGATTTTCCACCAATACCAGGTCATCCCCTTCATAGTTTCACCGATTCACCGAATAACCCTGGGTGGGTTACACAGTTCCGACGGTCTCCGCCGGTCGGGATTTTCGTTACAGGATATCCTCCCATATCCTGTAACTTTTTTTACCATACAGGGAACATTGCTTCGTCAGAGCTGACCGAGCCCCAACCGGATTCCATGTTCAACTGAATCTTCAGAGCTTTAGCAGTTTCTGTAAACTGCGATCTGAAGGAATTAGCGAGACCCATGTAGAGTTCTGCTCTTTCTTCGACGGGGATCTGAAGGCCACCATCGGAATACTGCATAGTGTTTCTGGCTAACAGCGCGGATTTACCGAGATACATCTGCCAGCACGTTGCAAGAAGCAGCAAGGATTTGCTAGGGAAATTATCCTCAGTGTAGTTACTTTTAGGAGTCATCATGTTATATGAATCGATTCCGAGAGATTTACACAGGGAGATGTACGTATCAGTGAACTCCTCTCCATCGATAAGATAGTTGTTTGGAGCGTAATCACTTACGTATTCACGTACTTCCTCAATGGAGAGATTTGCCATATTTATTTAGCTTTACGGGTTTTTGCAGGAGCTGATTCCGCCGGCGCTTCAGTTGATTCAGCATCTTTTGCTTCTGCAGCAGCAGCCTTAGCAGCAAGTTGTTCCTTTAGTTCTTCTTCGGTAAGGCCTTCGTACGGCTTGGTGATTTCGATTTCTACTTCAGGTTTAGCAACTGCCTTAACCTTCGGCTCGGTGTCGGAAATCTCAGCCCAGTCACGCATCACAGCGTAAACGATGGTGGCTTCATCTACTTCTGTATGATGGATTGCATGGAAACCGTACGGTGGGATGCTAACGTAGCCTGCTTTAAGGACCAGCTCTGAAGGAAGTTTGTTGATTAGGTATTTTTTAGTAGTCATAGTGTAATTATAATTCTTAAATTTAAGTGCCTTCACCAGGCGTGTTGTTATTATAGTACATGCTGTTGATCCTGGCTAGGATCTTCTCGTCTTTGTGTTGGTGGTATTTGTGCAACCCAAGGAAACCTGTTGTAACCCCCGCCCCTGTACCCAACGCAGTCCGTACCCGGGTTCTTGTGGATTTGGCCCTAGCAACGTCATAGAGCCTCTGGGCGCGATTTATCGTAGCTTCTGGCACGCCCTTAGGACCAGCCTTTTTAAAGCGCTTCAGGGACTCTACATCGGATTTATAACGACGAGCAGAAACCCCGGCTAGTTCATCTCCGAACTGCACTACCTTGGATAGAAGCTTTTGTTTATTTAGAAGTGGCATAATCCGTTCTCTTAACTGATATCCTATTTTAACAAGGATTCACGATTTTCGCATTTTTTGGTATAAGGCTAGTAGACAGAGCTATTAGCTCTTTTTATTTAAATGGAGTTACTATGGCTTTAAAAACACATTACGAGGACCTTCTGGAAAATGTCAAAGAAGGCATCCTAGTTCATGGCTGCAACGCACAGGGGAAGATGAGGTCGGGTTTCGCTAAGCAACTCAGAGCCACCTATCCTAAGGCGTACAACGATTATAAACAAGCGTACGACTCCGGGCAGGTTCGAGTGGGTAGAGTAGTACTCTCAGAAGTCCCTCCTCACTGCGATAAATTTGTCATCGCCAATGCTATTACCCAGGAGTTCTACGGCACAGATAAAGATCGTGTGTACGTCGACTATGATGCGATCTCTACCTGTTTTATGAAGATAAGCCGCTACGCCATACAGCGTGGCATTAGCCAGATTCACTTTCCCAAGATCGGCGCTGGCCTGGCCAATGGCGACTGGGATAGAATTCTAAAGATCATCCAAGATGCTGTCGATCCAAGCATCGAACTTAACCTCTGGATCAAACCCGAAATCCCTCAACCACTCGTAAAGGAATAAAACATGGCTTCTCGTGAAGATATCAAAGTAGGCACAGTATGGTCGGACAGCAGCTCGGAGCGCCCTCTCACCGTGACCGACGTCGACGATGAAATCGTGGAGTACGGATACCCTCATATCGACCAGGTTTTTTACCTCACCAAAGGTACCTTCCTCGGTAACTTCCGCCCTTACACCGGGAACCTGGCGACCCAAAAGGACCAACTCCTGGATGAGCTGCGTCAAACGTTGACCGAACTGAAGACGATGGGCTACGGCGACAATGTCTACGCACTCATGGATTCCATGGGTCTGTAATTAACAACAGGGTACCATGTACCCTGTTTTTTTAGTTAGGGGTAGTTATGCATAGGCATTACACACTTGATGAAATAGATAAACTGCCGCTATGGGTAGGAGTGGCCGGCACTGATGGTTTGGATAATCGAAATATCTACCAAGCCAGAGTACGTAAGGGAGGTAGTCTGGCGGTAAGGCACCTGGGTAGAGAGGCCGAACTTCGAGATGGAACTCTCGACCTGGAAACAAATCGATTCAGTTGGTATGAAGATTACGGGATTAAAAGCTGGAATAGCCATTTCAGGCCGTATCCTCCTGAGCATGAACGTGTTCTGAGAAAGCTTAGGAGTATCCTGACCCAGAGCTCAGAGTTCTTGAGCAAGGAAGAGCTTGGCAGGACGTTGATAGACTTGGAGATTTAAATGATAATTCATCTCGAAAAAACTCCTGATCGTAGAAACCTAATAGGACAGGAACTGGTTTATACATTAGGAGGCTCGGACAAGGAATATTACGTCTGCAGAAGTATTTCTGAGTCAAGATACGGCGGATATAATGCGGAGCTATCGGTAGGGTACCCTGATAGGGGACTTAGAGAGGACACCTTCCAACATAACGGCGACTATGTTTACAACGATTTTATACTCCGTCCCCCAGAGTACTATCGTAAATTGATGAAAATCCGGTCAATTCTCATCTTGCTTCAAGGCATCTCGGACCCCATCGAGATATACGAAGCGGTAGCCAGTCAGGAGATTTAAATGATTCTGAGACCTGAAAAAACCCAGGATGGTAAAAACTTAATAGGGCGAGACCTTATCTATACAGAGAGTTTTTCTCGTACAGAATACTACATTTGCAGAGACGTCTTAAGAACTCGCTATGGTAGCCATCTTGAAGCACGGCTTTCAGACGCTACTTATGAACAGGGTCCTGTAACAGACACTTTCGGATTTAACCTGGAGACTACCTTCAAAAGCTTCGTATTCCGCCCCCCGGAGTATTATCGTAAGTTGGCACAGCTTCAGTCTACGTTAATGCAACTTCAACATATAACCACGCCTCTCGAAGTATACGAGGTTATAAACAGTCAGGGTGTTTGAATGATAATTAGACCAGATAAAGTTCTTCAAAATTTTGAAGGTAAGGATTGGATTTACACTTATTCAAAATCCTATGATTCATATTTCTACCGTTGTAATAATGTTGGCGAATATGAACTAACTCTCCAGGGGTACGACCGGGTAGGAGAATATAGGAGAGATACCTTTAGTTATGACAAAAAGGAATTCTACACGAAATTCATAGAGAAGCCTAACTCTGAAAACACAAAGCTCATACGCCTTAAAAGTATAATCTGTTCCCTCAAGGATCTCATTAATGTCTCTGAGATTTATAACTTGTTAGTTGAGATGGAACTATGATCAAACCAATTCCAAACATCATACCTCAAGGTTCAGTGTTCGTTTATAAAGACGCTCGATCCCTATCCAGTGTCGGTAGCCTGTTCGTTGCAGACATCATAAGAAATTCTGATAAAAGGCAGAGTTTCATCGGAGGAAGAGGTAACTATGATGGGGAAACCTATCATTTTGACCGGAAGGACATTGAGACTAATCTGGTTCCTTTGGGAGAAAAATGGGAACGAAAGCTGACTCAACTGACGTCTATCTTCGGTCAACTTCACCCTGCGTATATGGAGCCGTCCCGAGATGACATTTATAGAATTCTAGTTGAACTGGAGATATGATGATTAAGAAATTGCCTGAAACGCTGTACCCCGGCACGGTGATAGTTTACAAATCCCCTACGATGGCGGGATCAGCTGGATCCGAGTTTATTATTAAGGCGAGGCCCCGGAAGGATGGTAAATATGAAATCATAGGGGGGAAGGGCCGTTACCGAGGGGATGAACATAACTTTGATTTCCATATGCTGGACAGACAGTTTGTCCTCCTCAACGAACCCTGGGAAACTAAGCTTTCCAAATTGATTGCTATCGTAAATCAATTAAGGAGCTTGTATGGGGCAGGGTTTACTGAGGAATTTCACAAACTTCTCATTCAGTTGGAAGTCTAATGATTAAATATGCCGTGAACGAAGAGGTCGAGGTAGGATCCCTTTGGATGAGTCAGTATAGACGTAGTAAAGTCCCGCTTGACTCTATTGGAACCTCTATATTCCGGGTGGAAGAAATTAGAGCGGGAGATATCCGCACCAGAAGAATCGGACTTCTATATCAGGATTCTATCACGTTCTCAGAGGATGAGTTCAAAAATACGTTCATCAAAATCCCTCCTGAGCACTATCTCAAGATGGCTCGGCTCACAGCTCTCCTGCACCAATGTGTAGAAGACCAAGTTTTAAAAGAAGATATTTACAACGTTGTTTTTGAGGTAAAACTATGATTCATTACAAGAAGGGGTTACTGCCGGGTGCACTGTGGCTTAATCGAAATAGACATCGTACAGGCCCTTACATCCACGAAGCAACCCGTACAAATATGTCCAAGAGTGGCATGCAGTATTCCAGTGCGTGGCTCCGATATATAGGTGGCGATATCAACGCATTAATCCCTGAGGATCGCCGTGGTACTCCGGACGGACTCAAAATATTTCATCTTCTTGAAAACTTCACACCTCATATCAGTGATACTGATAAAAAGGTATTCAAGGCTAAACGGACAATAGCTATGCTCCATAGTTTCGGATCAATCTCTGATGTTCATAATCTTTTGATGGAGGTAGAAGTATGATTAACAGAGAAAAGATGTTTGGCCCGGGCACCCTCTGGAGATATAGATACGGTAATTCAGTGAGGGGTGACTATTACCGTATTGTAAAGTATAAAGAAGCTACAGATCTTACCAAGAAAAGTATAAATTTTTACGGTATAGGGCCGAACCCAGCAAGGGATCCCGGTCGTGTGAACCCCGGCGACTATACCTATAGTGTGGAGGACTTTACTCAAGAACTGGCGTTAGTTATGCATCCTACAGACCTTAAACTAACACGGATTAAACTTAGGCTTTTAAACTTCGTAAACATGAAGGCAAACGTGGACGAACTCCGAGAGATGCTGGTAGAATTAGATATCTAAGGAGCGCCTATGAAAGTAAGAACAAGAGTAAAGTTGGAGGTAGGGGCTTATAACAAGCCTTTCCATTATTGTGTAATCGGTGAACCTAACGATTACTATTTGTGGCACAAAGAGCCGGGTATGAAGGGTAAGAACTCTGAACTATTCAATGGCCCAGACGCGTTCAAGCACTACGACAGGATGAGACAACTTCTCCAACACGACAATGATAAGGCAGGGTTTATTGCGTATTTAACCGATCTCTTCAATAAGTCGTTTGAAGTTCCCAGAGTCTGAAAAAGAAAAAGCCAGGTTTTACCCTGGCTTTTTTTAGCTTAATTCAGCTTAATCGATTAGAAGTCGACGACGATTGCACCGTTGACGTTACCGATACCCGAACCGATTGCTTCGTAAGTTCTGAATGAGATCTGATCCCCCTCAGTCTTCAGGAACACGGTCGGTTCTTGCAGGCTGTAGAATTGGCCCAGGTAATCTTCCGGAGCAAAGATGATCGCACGGTTGGTCGGCAGAATGTCGGCCTTGTTCGTGGTGATGATCTTGTAGCCGAAGAAGTTGTTCAGGCTTTCTTCGCCGGTGAAGAACGCACCAGCCTTGTTGCTACCGATGGTCGTTGCCGGTTGAGCCAGCAGATCAGCGTACATCGATTGGGTCATCAGGATGCAACCAACCGGCAGCTTCTTAGCCAGCAGCTTCTTAACGCCGTTCATCAGGTTGGGGATAGTGAAACCACCAGCGATGGTCGATACGTTGCTGTTAGCAGTAGCGATCTGAACGATGTTGTTGTAGAAGTTCTTGTCTTCTTGTTCTTGCAGGTCCTTGACCGAGTTCTCTTGCAGAATCGTACGGATGTCAGTACGGTACGTAGCAAGTTCGAACTTCGACTTGGTGAAGGTGTCCGACTCGATCTTCTGGAACGTCACTGGGTAACGGGAACCCGTGAAGTAACGCAGTTGACCACGACCCAGGAATGGCATGTTAGCTGCGACAGAGTCGATCTCTTTCTCAACGATAACAGTCGGTTCTTCGGTCAGTTGGCGATCCAGTTCCGAAGCGGTGATTTGAACCGGCTTCAGGATCTTACGGGTGAAACCATCTTCACGCAGTTTTTGGCGAACGAAAGCCGACATTGCTGCGCCAGCTTCTTTAGTCATGCCTTGGTCAATTTTGTCCAGGAACGACTGGTTCAGGAATTGGGTGTTGATACCCTCAGTGTTATATCCGCTCATTGTATATTCTCCTATTACTTAACAAGAACCGTCAGGTGAGCGGTTTCAGTTGCGCTAGTAGCGACAACATCCAGAACTGAACCAACGATCGGGTCAGTGCCTTCAACGCCTAGAGCCAGTTGACCGTTTTTAACAGTAACAGGCGAACCCGGGACATAAGCACCGGCAGCGTAGTTCTGGGTATCAACGATGAAACCGCTCCACAGAACAACTGCCAGGTTGGTGTTTTTAGCCGAAGCTGCATCACCGTTACCCGAAACTACTAGACCAGCCTTGTTAGAAGCGGTAGCGCCGACTTTATCAACAGTACCGTCCGATTGTTTAGCAACCCAGTCACCGTTGACCAGAGTCACGCCAGCTTTGATCGGTTCGACGCGGTCTAGGGCACCTTCATTAGGCCAGCCACGACGAATCATTGCCGTATATTCCATCTTCATTTTCGAAGTTCCTTTTATCTATTATTGGTTTACTGCGCTTACCCAGCTATCCTGTATAGTCAAGCTGGATTATTTATTCATTGTTACTATGCTGTAACTAAATTTATTTTAATGCCTAATTTGATTAGTGGTTTGAAATTAGTAAAAATTTCGACTAATTAAACTTTAAGCTACCATCTTAGGATTAATCAGTTTAGCATCACGGCCAACCGGGGAGCTTGCATCAAAAATATGCGAAGTCTTAGGTTTCATTGCACGACCGAACACACTACCTGCTACCCCACCTGCAGCAGCACCTGCCAAAGCACCCTTAATACGGTTGTCTTTGCCTCCTACGATTGCTCCGCTCACGCTACCGATTGCAGCACCACGGACAGCGTTACGCCCGATTGGACCGAGCGACATTCCTGCGATTTTTTCTAGATATTTGTTTGACATTTCGTTTCCTTTAAACTCCACCTCTAGCCATAGATCCTCCTACGAACCTACCAACTGCCCCGCCTATTACAGCCCCGGTTGCGGCACCAGCTATTGGGTGTTTTTTATCCCTATAAGCTCCATTAGCAGCCCCGACCGCAGAACCAGCTACCCCACGGTATTCAGTGGTTTTAGCAACTGTATCTTTTAGAACACCTTCTCTATGGGTTTTTATATTCTGGATTTTAGAATCGGCTTTATTATATGAGTTAAATTTCCTCTCGTATAACTGATGCACTTGTCCTCCCGGATTAAAGCCGCCTTCATCTAAGTTCTTTTTGTAGTAATCTCTGTTATGTTTTGTTTTGATAGCAGCTATGTCGGCTCTATCGAACTTTTTCATGGCATTTTTTACGCTCTTACCACTTACAGTATCTACAACGTCTTTGACACCGGCTTTAATACCGTTTAGGTTCAAGGCAATCTTTTCTAGGTAGCGGTTGTCGCTGGCGTACTTATATTGGTATTCTTCGTTTTGAGCTCTGCGTCTAGCGCCGCTATACATGCTACCTGCCGCAACCCCCGCAGCTAGCGCAGTCCCTTTACGAGTAGCATCACGAGCTTTAATTGCGGAATCTACATGGGATTGAGTGGTATGCGGAACTTCTTTAGTAGCAGCGTTTCTCATCTGATCCATACCGCTTTTTTTAGCTTGGACCTTGGCTTCTCTATTGAGGAAAAACTCACCCATGTTTTTCTTAGGGCCGTTTCTACTCATAGTGTCCTTAAAGGACTTGTTCATACTCTCGGATGCGTGAGCAGCAGCGTCCATGCTTTTATGCAAATTAGCAGCCCTCTGGGTTTCTCGTACGGTTTCGCCAGTCAAGTTCTTGGCGTACTTCCCTACGATCTTACCCAGAGTTCCCCCGAATCCCGAGACTTTTTCGAGATATCGATTTTCCATTATCCGAACAAGAATTCAGTCAGAGGGTCAGTCTTAGGTCTAGCGTAGCCAGAGGCGCTACCCATACTCCAGGGTTCGTCCATTGCACTAGCGATCTTATTCAATAGACCTTGATCAACCTTCTGTAGTTCAGCCAGATCCTCATTGGTAAACGCACCGACACTAGCAGCTTTAGCGATAGGCTCAGGTAGTTCTATTTCCTGGAATGCCCTGGCTTGTGCAGCTTTTTCCAGGCTAGAGGCCATTTCATCTTTCAGATGCTCTACTTCAGCTTCCAGAGCTTCAATGTAATGAGCAGCCTTGGTCAGAAGGTCGACGCTAGGATGGGTTTCTTCAACTTCCGGGGCGTAGGTGACCAGGTCCTTTAGGTTCACACCGGCGGCTTTAACCATAGAGACAGCTTGCTCAACATCGACGCCAGCCTGGACCATAGCATCCGTAGCAGCTTTTTCCATGAGATGTTGATCGACCATTGCACGTGCTTCAACTTCGTTGTATCCAGCTTGTTTCAGATGCTCAACGGCGCTTTCAGTCGGAGAGCTAAGACGGATATCTTCAGCTGCTTGTAATAGAACTTGTGATAGTTGTGACATTATTATTCCTTATTTCTTTTTCTGAGTATTAATAACGTTAGCAAGTCTGCCGTCGTTAATCTGATTTCTAATTGATTTTAGGCGACCATCGTAGTTGCCTTTAACTGCGCCCACCGTGCCACCAACCGCCAATCCCCCAACCGCTCCTACCATAGCCCCTCCATGAGCACCTAGATGAGGATTACTGAAGAATTTACGTACGCCCTCAGAATCGTGTTGAGCAATCACATTTAAGAGCTGGTGGGGTTTAACCCTTTGAGCTGCTGGTTTACCCGCATTGTAAGCAAAGGATGCAGCCTGTGCGCCTTTATTGGCAATGAACTTACCTACACGTTCGTTACCTAGTTTCTTACCAATTACCTTACCTGCCAGTGCTCCTAGACCAGCTCCTGCTAATCCGTATCCGGTGCCTTTGGCTAGGGCCGTTGCAGATGCACGAGTCTCTTCATTGAATGCACCTTTTAGGTCTCTCCCTGCAGCACCGTGGGCGACGTATCTTGCTGCCGAGGAGGTACCCATTCCAGGTAAGAACATCGATGCATAATCGGTAGCAGTGTTTATTTTGGCTAGCCGAGTATCCTTAATACCTTTAACTCTATATTCTTGAACGTTGCCGGCGATCTTCTCTAGATATTTGTTATTGTCCATAGCCTTCTTCTCAAGTGCTTTGTTTATTTTAATAGCGGCGTAATCACCTAGAAGGCTAATGCCCCCGCCAATAGCACCGACTTTAAGTCCTCGTTTTAACCCTGGACTTCTCAATGCATTTCCCACGCTCGGCCCGGGATTTTTAAGGAAACCGCCAAGTCTTTCTGCGATAGGAGCTACGGGTGCTTTAGGGGGACGCACTCCGTTCAGACCCATCCTATTTTGAATATGGTCTGATATAAGATTTGATCCTACTCCTAGAGCACCGATAACGCCGGTATCACGCAGTTCTTTCTTGGTATCTTCTGCTTCCTTAACCATACTAATGTTGTGTTGTAGTTGTGTCAAATATTTATTCATAGTTGTTCAGTGTGGTTAAGAAAACAGAGGGGCGAACCCCTCTATTATTATTGATTTTAATCGCCGTACAGTTCTTGGGCTTTGGATTCTACCAGATCAACTGCAGTATCGAAATCGATACCGTTGTCCACCAGTGCGTTCACTGCAGCTTGTTTTTCATGTTTTTTGGATTCCGCATATTTTTTAGCTGCGTAACCTGTGCCTACTAATCCGCCTAGAGCAACGTAAGGATTTTTAGTAACATGGAATGCGGCGTGGCTAATTGCCCCACCCACCGCTCCGGCCTTAGCCCCATCAGATCTATGGCCCTTACCTGCGACAATAGCACCTAAACCAGCCCCTACGGCCACATCCCCCGCCAAGCCTGCAGCGTTGAATGCCACTTTCTCCATAACCAAATCAGCGGCGGTTTCAAAGTCCACACCTTGATCGATCAACATATTGACAGCGTGTGCTGCTTTTTCTTGATATTTCTTTTCCATTTTTTTACCTTGTCTATGATATGAATGCAACTTACCAGCCTCTTGGCCGACGAAATAAGAGCCTAACCCTGTACCAATAGCAAATTTATGGGCTCTAGTAATATTGGTCGCACCACGATTAAGTGCTCTTTGGGCTAATGCCTTAGCGCCTTTAAATCCCAGGGCACCTGCGGCAACTCCGGTAACAGCGCCCTCTGCATGTGCTTTTAGGGAAGATCCGATATCTCTACCTACATCACCACAGAATGTATCCTTAGGCCCCTTTTGACCGTGTTTCTTAGCGATATCACGCTCTACGTTAGAAGCACCGTCTGACCAAATTTTAAATGCATGAGTAGATTTCTTTTCAACTGTCATTATAATTCCTAACGTACAAAAAAATAAAGCCTTTATTTCTAAAGGCTCTATTCGTAGTCTATATCACCTTTTGTAAGGTTGACTGACTAAATTACATTTGCGAGACATAGGCCACGGCTTCGTCGAAATCGATACCCTGGTCCAGCAGTGCGTCTAGGGCAGCTTTCTTCTCTTGGCCTTTTTTATAGGCATAACCAGCGGCTCCGGCAGTACCAGCGGCAGCAGCACCGATAGCTACTTTCTTACCCATGCTCATACCTTTTTTGCCAGCAACAGCAGCTGCACGTCCACCGACGGCGGTTAGGGCACCAGCTTGTTTAACCATAGCGACGGCCAGGTCAAAGTCAACGCCTTGATCCAGCAGTTCGTTGAAAGCGGCTTGCTTGACCTGGGCTTCTTCTTCAGCTTCGATCTCTGCACTAGCAGCTTTAACCATATCGATGGCGGTGTCGAAGTCGATACCACTATTGACCAGGGCGATAGCAGCAGCCATTTTCTCTTGGCTTTCGTCAACTTGGACTTGGGCCGGGGCTTGACGGTTGGTAGCGCCTTCAGCAGGGGCCGATGCACCTTGACCGCTTACAACCGCGCCAGTGCGGGCTTGAGCGTCAGCGACGATGGCGTCAAAGATTTCGTTGATAGTACCACCGTTACCTTGACCATCCGTACCTGGAGTAGCTTGGAACGAACCATCGTGTTCAGCTTTTTGCTGAGCCAGGTCAACTTGGGTTTTGTTTGGAACAACACCGCCCGGGATGCCGTTCTCAGTAATGACGTCGCCAACACCAGCCAGCTTAGTCAGAAGTGCTTGTGCCAGAGCTTTACCGGCGTCAGATGCTTGTTTGTTCATTCCTGTATCCTTGTTAGTTTGTTCGATTTTAAGTGATGCTACTTTTTCCATGATTTCGTTGGCGAGGTCAGATCCGGTTTTGAAAGATGCCGACTTTTCTTGTTCGTCTTCTTTCTTTTCCTTCTCTTCTTTTTTATCTTCCTTCTTGTCCTCGTCCTTCTTACCTTCGTCGTCTTTTTTCTTGGCTTTATCTTCGTCAGATTCCGCCACGAATCCCGCCTGTTTTTCTAGGTCGGCTACCAGACTTTCGAGTGTCAGTCCCATTGCATATCCTTTATTTTTATTAAGTTTTAGGCAAAGTAAATTTTACCTAGGTCCAAATTCGTTGTCAAATCCTATTTCCGGGTAATCACCCTAGCCATGTCAGCCTGTGCCAGTTTATAGGACACTTTTAGATCTGAGGCAGATTTAACTAAATGTATTTTAGCATCATAACTACGAGTTGGCTCTACCTGCTTCATTTTTTGTTTAAGTGCACGGGTAATATACCATTTAGCAGCCAGAGCTGAAGCCCCTATAGCCATAATGATTTGAAGGGTTTTATATAAACCTTGCTTACCTGTCTCTTCCGGAAGATTTTTTTCACGGAATAACTCATAAGCGGTAGGTTCAATCTTAGGTCCATTTCCTACATACCCAACATTGGTTGCTGCCATGTATGCTCTCTTCTCTACGAACTCCGGAAGTAAACTGCTAGTGTGAACGTACGGCATTAACAGGTGAGCAATGGTATGAGATGAATCCCCCTCCACAGCTTCATCATTAGGTAATTCCAGGTGACCCGGGCCCACATGAGACACTGTATTAGCGGCAAGAGCACCGATTCCCCTAGCCATTTCACCCAAAGTTTTTCTACCTATGAGTTCTGCTAGGAAGGTGAGACTCGGGCTAATACCTAGATCAGCAAGAGTGTTGTAAATTTCCGCCAGCTTAAAGTTAACCAGTATATCGATCAACTTATGATCGGGATCGCTTACTTTGGCCAGTAAAGGTTCCAAAGAATTAGAAACATCGAGTACAACGCCACCTTCAATCTCCTTAATAAATTCAGACAGCTTTTGAATAGCCGCTTCTTTAACTACGCCTTCTTCCAGTAAACCTTCTGCTGCAGCACTATCGGCGGACCCGATAATTGGATCCACAGAGAAACCATGCTGTGAAGCTACCTTCTGAAGAACAGAACTTGTAACGTCTGCGGGGCGAACCACGATAGACATATCGAAGAACTTTAAAGGCGCGACGTTGAGAGCCGCTACTTTACGTCCATCAGGATACACTTTACCTAGTTCGTTATTCAAGTGGCTGCAATACTCTTGGCGGGTATGGGCCTCGTTACCACAGATAGAACAAACGTCATACGGAGTTTTACAAGCCATCGAAGTAGCCGGGAAATCTCCACGTTCAATTCTCTCTACCACATCTGGTGCCTTATCTTTTTCTATATAAGCCACCACTTCTACTCGATGCATGCGGTGATTATAAATCGAGAAAATCACCTTGCCAATAGCAATGGTCGGATCTTTATTTACGTGGTTACGGAAAATATGAGCCGGGCTAGTTTCAAAGGTTTTATGGCATTCGATGAGATTAGATTCCGGGAAGTAATCTGCGTTCCTATTGGCACCGTAGAACTCTCCGGCACCCATTGCCAGTATGTGTACGAAAATCTTGTCAGGCTCTGGAGTAATCTTGGAGATAAACTCCTGGACTCTCGAATCAGCCGCCTGTTTCACTAGACCCTTAGCGTTCCCAATATCCAGGATTGAGATCGTAGCCTCGTCCGGACTAAAAAAAGAACTTGAGTCAACTAGTTTTATCAGTGACATTGTTTATCCTAAATCGCTTGCCGGGATAACAGCAACGTTCTTAAGGTTTCGGTTAATGGATTGAAGAGTTTTTAGACTACGCTCTTCCAAAGTGGAGTGCTGCTTTTTAAGAACTTTGTCGTCATAGACGTTCTTAAGCTTGCCCGCACCGATAAGCATACCTCCAGCAATACCTACTTGGGTTAAAGGTTCGGCGTCCCTTACATTTTTGTAAAGTCTTTTGCCCCACGATTTTACCGTGGACATACTAGCGATTTTTTCTAGGTAAATATTACTTGCCAATTTGGATATTCCTCCCCCACTGCCTACACCGGTGTTACCTTGACCGTTGTCTTTATCCTCAGTCTGGTTATATTCGTATTGGCTATTAAGGTTGCCAACTACGTATCGTTTATCAGGGATTTCTGTAGCGTAGGCCCCCGCAGGAGGCCCACTGTCAGCGGCCCTGATCTTTGTAAAAATATCTTCTTTTTTAATCATGCCGCTATTCTACCTTAGGTGTACGACTTCGGGTTAAACGTGGTATTACCAGAGTAACGAGCTTCGATATCCGTCAGCATCTTGATGGTGTCAGGGTAGATACCTTCGCCGTGGATAGCATTAGCAAGGACTGAGCTCAGGATGTTAGCGTCGGTAGCAATGTTAGGAGCGAATTTGAAAATCGTCTCAGCGTAACGAAGAACTTTTTCTCTGTCTTCTTGAGCTAGGATACGGTTAGTCTTATACGCTTGTTCCAGGGCTTGCAGGAACTTGCTATGTAGAGCCATGTTCTTAGCAACGTTAAACATCGATCCAGCAGCGGTAGCGCCGAGGCCAACAGCCAAACTACCAAGACCTTGACCCATCGAGTTACCAACGCCACGAGCAATGGTATGACCCATAGTTTCAGGAGGACGAATGTTACCACCCTGGGTACCCGCACTGGTATGGGCATTTAGGAAGGATTTCAGGACGTCGTTAGCCGAGGCTTCTTTCATGAACCCGTCGATGAAAGCTTCACAAGCCTCTTGATCACCTGCAAACTTCTCCATGGCGTATTCTACGATTTTTTCGTTATAATTCATTATTATTTTCCTAATTAAATATTGGGTTCACGTTGAAGTGAGGTCCACACGTCTTTACTTCTGCCAGTCGTTTTATCTACGCCAGGACTATACATAATTGCATCACCCGCCACTGCGCCGGCCCCTGCTGCCACTGCACCTAAAGTCAACTTACGGGCTGGGAGTTTTGGAGGAATAGGCTTCGGAGTCTCACCCGCCATGTTCCTGAAAACGTTACCCATCTGGGTGGTTTTTCTCTGTGCAAAGTTAGTAGCATTGTTTACGGTAGGGGCGCCTATCTTACCTACAGCCTTAGCAGCCATCGCAGCGGTACTACCGATAGCACGTCCAATTCCAGCTCCGATTGCACCTATGAACGCTTCTTTCAAAAGTTCAGCCTTTTTATCAAGGGCTTCACGAGACTTGATCTCAGATACCAGCGCCTCGGCTTGTTTCAGCATACCTACCAGAGCTTTGGCTTCTTTAAGGTCAGCCTCTTTGAAGATACCATCATCAGTATATTTCTGGGGTACACCATAAACTAACGCTGTTACTTTGTCAAATTCAGCGCCATTAGTTACGGTAGCTAATTTCTCAAGTCCTTGAGGATCTTTACGAAAATCGCTAGCGGCTTTTAGGAGTCCCGGGCCTAGATGCATTTCTTTGTCTCTAAGCTCACCAAGATCTCTCTTATTCTGAGCAGCCATCTTGATGAAGTAAACTCTTTTTTCTGCTTCGTTAAGTTCTGGCTCTGCAGGAGTTTCAGAGGCAACCTTTTCAAGGGCTACTTCCTTACTACGCACAAAACCGAAAATATCAGTCCCGGTATCATTGGCTGAAGCAGACTTAGTGATAGTATCAGGGATCGATAGCGTCTCCATAACCTCTGCGTATTTGCAAAGAGGGAACTCCATCGTTCTGTCATCGGCCAGACTCAGAACTTTCAGATATGCGATCGAGTTAGTAGCTTCGACGGCTCTGTGGATTTGCTCTGAGTTTAGATTTAGATCACTAGCGTACTTAGCCAAACCTTCACTTAATGGAACTTTACCATTAAGAAAGTTCTCTACAGTCTTAATGGAAATATCTCTAATTTGATCTGAGGTTATGAATGGCATATTGTCTATTCTTATGTTATAAAAGCGAACTCTAGAATATACTAGGTTCGCTTTGTTTATTTTAACGCTGTGTTATCAGAGGGGATAATCGTCTTTTAATTTAGAGTGAGCTCTTGTTAATGCATGTGCAAGCAATGTCCCTCCCCCGACTAACATTGCAGCGCCCTTACCCGCCCTAGCTCTGCCCGACGCACTGCCGTAGTAACCTTCTAAGTGACGTTTTTTAAGGAACGCAAAAGCCCCCTTACTGTTTTTCCCTCCTGCCACGAACTGAGACCCAATATTATGAGTTGTAGTAGCAGCAGTATCCTTGGATCCGAACTTACCTGCTACGTCGTCGTCTCTCTGGAAGCTTTTCCACATCTTGTCACTAACCCGGGCTTTAACCATACCTGGTTGGGTACTCCGTCTAGCGGCCTGGAATCCGGCGAACTGCCCCGCTACGAAAGGGTTTTTAGAGACGTGGATCTTTCCCTTGCTTCTTTCGGAGAATACCTCTTTAGAAGTTTTCGAAGGGTGAGCTTGGCTTGCACCGTTCTCACCACCGCCGTATTTGGTTTTGAAACCTTCTTTGCGTATAGCTTCAGCATTAGTTTTACTGGTGCCGTGATACACTGTATGATATCCCAGAAGCCTTTGAGGAGCTCCTTTAGCTAATCCGGCGCCTACGGCCCCTTCTAGTGCCATATTGCCGTATTTATCGTCGCTAGCAGCGGCAGCGATTTTTTCTAAATATTTATTCATCTTTATCATTCTCAGAAAACATGTCGTCCAGACTCATAGTACTTAACGACGGTAACTCATCGGACTCCTCCAGCTTAGCAGCCTTATCCATCTTCTCAATATCTTCCTCCAACGTATCAAGCCCAGTAAACGAAGGATTAACACTACGAAGTGCAATCTCGATATCGTGCTTTGCTGCAGCGGAGTCAAGAATCCACACTTTCAATAGACGTGCGAGGTCCATAGCAAGTTTGATGTATTTTGTACTCTCTTTACTTGCTTCGGTAGCATTGCCATTGAACATGGCTTCTTTACTTTTGTATATGCAGGTAGTAAACAGATCCTGTAACCCTTCGACAGGGCTGATATCGACCTGGTTACCGATACGCCAAGAGATGAAGTTAAGTCCCTGGCTTAGGGACCACATCTTCAAAGTTCTCTCAGCGGGGTCGGAAACGTTCATCAGATCCATTTTGGACAAGCGGTCCAGATCTGTGACGTTATAGTAGACGTCCCTATACATGGTAACCACCTCTACCGGGATCTCCAGTAGGGTGGCTATCTTGTCTAGTTCCTTTGATGCTAGAAGAGACGATTCGAGATATTGTCTCTTCAGCGTATGGTTGAAGATTTTCTGAGCTTTGGCGAAAATTACTGCCTCTGCACTGTCCTCACTTGCTAGAATCTTATCAACAAGCTCGTCAGCGCCAGAAGTCTTTTTTCTGATTAAGATTGCTCTGGCGTTTACAGTCATGGGTTAGTTCTTCTCGTTAGGTCTCAGTGCTAATAGTTCCTGCAGCTTAACTACGTTGTCGCCAAGCATGCGATAAACAGATTTCAGGTTTGCCAGGAATCCAAAAACCGAATCGGTGTCGTTGTTTTCGCTCAGCTGATTAATGTGTACACGGCTCAGGAATAGAATTCTACCAAGTTTATCAATGCACTCTTCGATGTCAGGAATATATTCCTGGATCAAGTCAAACATATTAGGTGCCTGTAGCAGTTCCGAGATAATCGTCGCTTCAGTAACCTGTGCATCGCTAAGAGCCAAACTCTTTTGAACACTAGGAATAAACGATCCGTTAAGTCCCAGTTTTCCTTGAGGCTGAGGCTTCTCGCCGAACTCGGCAATCTGACCAGCTTCAAAACGTTGACCAGCCTGTTTGCTCAGGTAGATCGTCGTTACTTTTCTCTCTTTAGCTTGTTTGATAAAACTCTTAGCCAGATTAGGATCAATGCTTTCCTCGACAACAAGGCGCTGCATAGCTGCTTTTTCTTGACCTAAAACTTCGCCGTTAGCAGAGAATTCTACACCATCGAACGAAAGTTTTAAAGTGTCTCCGAGCAATTCTTTTTGACTGATGCAATGTTTGATACTGGCAGCATTAGCGGTAATCTCAATATCCGAACTCAGATTCGCGCCGAGTTTAATAACCAGAGACGAATATGGGATATAGATATCACGGCCTTCTTTCTGAGGAGCTGCGCCGTAATTGCGATATGCATGAATTTTAGCTGCGCCTGCCATAGGTCCAGCAATTACACCTACATCGATCTCTACCCCAAGATGATTCAGCATCACCTTACGGGCAGTGAACACTCCTAGTAGTTCTGCACTTCCATTGATAATGGCAAAAGTATCATCGATAGTTACATCACGGGGCAGTACGGGAGGATTATATTCAAAGACCGTGTTAAGAACTTCTTTGCGGGCCAGCTTATCGCCTTTAACGACAAACTTACTTGAAACTGCATAATCACCGCTAGTGAAGATTGCCACAGAACCTGCAGAGGATCCTAGGTTTTGACCAATGTCCATGAGCTTGGGAACAAACGCTTCTTTAGTAGAGGCATTCTGCATGACCACTTCGTAGTCACTATCTCCGTCAACATCGCTGACCGTAGTGAACTTACCGTCGTTCTGGTCTTCCATGGTAACTGCGATACGATTATGCTCAGGTGCTCCACGAACATGGTATCCGTTCTCAAGAATAGCCTTGATCTCAACGGGGGTCAAACCCTCATCCTTGATGGTGATGATCTGTACTGGTGCAAGGTTACCAACCGTCGAAGCCGGGCTCTTGGTTGCACGAGATTTCAGGGCTGCAAATAAGTCCCTGATGGAGAACATCTTATGAAGATTCTCGTAGACCGTTTTCTCTTCTGAGATTTTTTCCAGAGTGAAGTCTTTGAGGTAATCTGGCATAGATGCCATGAAATCGCCAAGTCTGCTCGTAGATGCAGAAACGAACTTACCAGTTCTAGGCGGATTGATTAACTGACTTACATCTGGATTCAGGTTAGCAGAGGTCGGAATCTTTTTACCCCTACCCTGGTCCATTTGACTGGAACTTATGATCGTAGCGATAGTCTTCTTAGTGATGGGGAAGAACTTCTGTCTTGAAGCAAAGAAGATGCTATCTATTGGATATACATTATCCATCTTCGATACGACGGGTACATAGAATACCTCCGCTCCCGATTTAAGAATGAATACGCCGACCTTCATATCGGATTCTTCCTGGAGATCATCGGTGATGTCTTTAAAACTCAGGATCAATCCACCCAGTTCTGGGCTAGTAGCCAGAAACTTTGAAAGTGCGATGTCATTAAAATCTTGATTTTGGTCCACGTGTTAATTCCTTAAAAATATACTCTATTTTAATGCTTGCAATAATACTTACTATTTTACTGCATATTATATCAGCATCCTGCTGGACCTCTATTATCCCCACTAGCTTTAGTCGTAGTAGGTCCATTTGCTAAGTTTCCGTTGTTGTTTCCAGGCATAGCAGCTCCAGGTCCATTTGCTACTTTGTAAGAATCCCCGTACAGGATTGAGGCTGCATATGCTTGAGGCGTTGAGTTGAACTTGTCCATGCCCTTACCCAGGTAGAGGCCAAACGTAGCCATAGTCCGGTTTGAATAAGGCTTGGCCCCAGTAGGAGGATTGCTGACGTAACTTTGGGCTATCTTATACTTATCCTCAAGGATTATAAGCCCTGCCAAGATCTGGTTAGTTACGTTGTCTGGCCCTAACACAGTATTGATATCAGTGCCAGGCTCAACGATAAGATCCCCTGCAAGGTCACTCCTCATGCGTAGAATCTCACTGGTTCCACTAGAACTAGCACCCTTTATAAGATACCAACCTGTAGCCTGCATAAGTCCAAACCCTGCTACGGAGTTTCTAAGATTAACACGTTCTTGCTGAGTAGTAGCGGGATTTCTTATCTTCGCAGCTATACTGGGAAATCCTAGGAATTTCTTCAGTTGAGACTCCCCGTGTATGCCCGAGTTAGCGTTAGGATTGAACGCGCTCTCTTTATAAATACAGGCCATTACTAGTTTAGTTACGTCCTGTATCGTACCTAAGGTCGATGAAAAATGTTTTTTTATAAGTTCATCGACTTCGGTTCGAATAGCCTGGGCAGAGGAGTAGGACTTCGAAATAGCACTAGGTTTACTACTTGATCTTGCTAGTCCTACAGTGGTTGACATTAGTATTTCCCGTCTGCGCCTTCACCGAATTCCGTACCCATAATATACGGAGCAATAGGATCCGTGGAGTGGATGGGACTTTCTTCGTGAAGAGCCGCTGCTTGAGTAATTGTATCTTTCAACTTTGCAAAACTTAACTTACTGATCCAGTTTTTATCCAACAGCTTAGCAGTCTGTAGACCCGGAACGATTGGATTAACTCTTAGTCCAGTCGGGCTTACAAAGATCTTAGTAATACCATGATCAGTCAGTTCTTTGATGTGGTTCGAGTCAAGGAGAGTACCCGGAGTTAAGTTCAGGATCGGTTTGGCGAGAATCTTACCTGCGCCGTTTTCCGTAGCCACTTCACCTTCATTATGTTGCAGGTACTTTGCAATAGCATTTATCTCTACTTTGTCACCTGGCAGGAATGGACTTTCACCGGGATCGGTTACTTGTACATAGCGAATAAGGTTCTTAGCAATGATCTCGAAGTGACGCGGATCCAGCCCACCGCCGTAGATGTTGCGAAGTTCATCAGCCAAGTAACGTCTACCAGCACCCATGCCACGAAGAGCTACGAGTTTACGAGGATTGATAACCCCATCACTTAGTCTATCTCCCTGTAGGACATTCTCACCCTCCTTGACTACCAGCGGTTGGGAAATGGGTACGAAGTGCTTAACACCATTGACGTACACATTACTGTCACCCAGACTCGTGGTTTCGATCTTATTAACCTTACCGTTCAGAGTAGAAATCGTTGCTTCATCTTGGAAGTTTTCAGTAGGGTTGTTCAGAAGGTTACTAGCCTGTTGATATGCATTACCTCTACGTTCACCGACCGTTGCTTTGTGTTTGGTACCAAGCATAGCCTGAGTAAGAACTTCTGAGACAGATTGTGCAGCGATAACACCCACGTTCTCACCTGTCTCCGGCATCTTGCCATTACCCATCAGCCCATGGCATTTCTTGCAGATACCATCCGGAGCCTCACAGGTCATCGAACTGCGGACCTTAACTTCTTTCTTACCGCTATGTACGAGTTCGTTCAAATACGACTCGTCGATGAGCTTATTGGTACGGGCTTCGAATCGACCAAGGACAGCTTTCTTGTCGTCAGTTTTCTGAATGATACCATTACGGGTGCCACAGTCTTCGATCGTGATAACCTCATGGAAGACAGTAGGGGAGATACGCTTGAATAGAGCCCCAGGAAGGGCCGTAGAGAGCTGAGACAACACGGTGCTACCCCGGCCCATGTACGACAGTGCAAGAGCCTCAGCGGGGCTCATACCCTCTGCAAACGAGTGTTTGATAACGATGGGGACCAGGTTACCCGACATGTTCGCTGACATCAGCGGGGTCGAGGTTGCAGTACCTAACTGAGCAGGATTACCACGGGCACCAGTCTGAGCCATGCGAGCAGCCATGGAACCCTTGGGAACAAGGTATTCAAGGTTTTGTTTCTCGATGATTTTGTTGTACTTACCAGTAAGTTCCGCCAAAGCCGAGTTCAGTTGAGACTTATTTTTGATCTTAGATTTCAGATCTGTGACTTTATAGTCGTACTCTTTAATGATGGCTTGTCTTTCATCACTATCGTTAATGTAGTCGCTGAGGGGCGTGGACGCACCAATCTCATACGCCTTAGTGAAGAAGGTCTTCCCTAGATCATTGATAGTTTCATGAGCCTTATCTCCACCCTTACTCAGCAGCATGTTAACAAGTTTAGACATACCAGGTTTGTCTAGCACTTGATGAACGTCATATGCTTTTTTCGATTCTTCGGTAGGCATGGAGTGCTTTAACAGCAGGCTTCCAGCGGTTGTATAGTTAGTAGTCATGGTGTTATTTTAGTTTCACTATATTGGCAGATTTTACACTATGCACATAGTTTTTGGTATAAGAATTATGCAGTCAACACATAGTTAACTGCTTAGAACGCAGTACGAAAGTACGAGCATGTTTATATAAGATTTTAATAACCACCCAGAAGGAAAATTATGAACACCCAAACCAATAACAACGCTGTCAACGACCAACTCCAGGGCCCGATGCAGGCAGGTATCCGTAAGGCCAATGACACTCATCATCCCAAACGTGTCGTGGGTAAAGAAGTGTCGCTGTTGAATACCTCCCGAGCTATCTATGAGTTCTTGGAAAAAGAAACGACCGGCACGCTGGTTGCAGAACTTCAAGACGCGTTGGAGCCGTTCGGCTATCACTCTGCTACCGTCGCAGCTACGGTAACGAACATGTATAAGCTTGGCATGTTGACCCGCACCCAGAAATCCCCATATGCCTACATGTGGAGCAAGGGGGCTACGCCGCCGGACACCTCGATGGTCAACATCGTTGTGTCGCCGACCCGGGAGCAGCAGAAGATCAAGGATAAGGCGTCGAAGGCGGCACGGGAAGCCAGTGAAAACTCTCTGCCTAAACGTCGTGAGGTCGACAAACAATCGACTGAACAACTCCTTCAGGGTCTGGCTGACAGCATGGCTAACGGTGACATCCGTAACCTAGAGCGCAACGTCCAGTTGATCAAGGACCACCTCGACAGCATTGTCCGTGGCGTTAAGACGGTACATGCCGTATCCGCAATGATCCGGGCCAACGGCAAGATCGAGTAACAACCCTAAAACGAGGCCATAAACCTCGTTTTTTAGCCAAGTGTCCAAAAAACTGGACAGGTGTCCAAAATTCCAGGACACGTCCGATTTCTGTAATCTTAGTGGTTTATAGGGTTTTGAAGTGAAGTGTCCAGAGTGTCCAAAAACGCTAAAAAAAACTGGACACCTCTTTCTCTTGTGCCTATTAATGTTATAAGCCAAGTGTCCAGTTTTTCGCCGTTTTTTGAAAAACATACACCTACCTTTATAAAAAAACTCTCAGAATTTTTGGAAAACTGGTATTTGAAATATTCCGTTACAAGTCAAGAAACTGCGTCATATTACCTATATATATATATATTTATTATTTATATATTATATATTATATATATAGATAGGCAGTATCTACAGGGTAGGTAGCCAATCTCATAAAAGCAGATTTGTTGAGGGTGAGATAGGCTCAGTCGATTTCCCCTCGATTCTCTCCACGAAGGTTGGTGTATGTTTTTCAAAAAATCGAGAAAAACTGGACATTTGAGATATAAGTCTAATATCCATAACTAAAAGAGGTGTCCAGTTTTATTTTGGTCATTTTGGACAATTGGACAGTAATCCTTACACAGTTAGTATTTATTGGTGTTTTAAGATGCGACTCTTTTTGCTAAAAACGGACACCTGTCCGGAAAACTGGACACCTTTCATTAATCGTCCTGTTTTTGGTAAAAGATATATGTAGAGCATTATTTTTTATCAACCTACTTAGAAAGGTAGAAATATGATCAACCAAAGCGCTGCCCGGGATTATTACATCACTAAAACCGGACATACCCCAGTGAATATCGGGCGTCAACGGTATATCGAGACTGCGGAAAACCTCCGTGCAAATCTGTCCCGTAGGGCCGGCATACATACCCGGTATACTAGGACCGTCATACCTACTCCTGATGGCAACATGAAACCTGCTATCGATATCCTGGTTAAACGTGAATATTGGCCCTCCGAATGGGTGAGTCTGGTGGGGCGTAAAGGCCTCATGACTGAACATCATTCCAAGCTCCCCGACGCCGATGTATATTCGTTCCAATGGGGGGACCACCTGGTGAACATGCATCTCGTTACTGAAATTGAAGCCGCAGATTTTTACCATCGGTATTCTGGTGTTAATGAGATCCTTAACGAGATTATCAAACCCCTTGATTTCTTTCTCAACGAAGAGGGTCTCTCCTTGAATATCGAAGGTTTCGGCCCAAAGCTTTTAAGCTCCAATCCGACGGTTATCTGCACGATGTTGGGACTGGATCTCAACTCGTATTACCATGGGGTTAATAGCAAAAGAGATATCTGGGGCGTTCTTACTCGTATGTCCCTCTACAACAAGAACACGTTTGCTGCGAGTGTGGCGGCCTCTACCGCTTCCGCTACAGAAAGGCCACTTCTGGCTGAATTTGCAACGCATTCCGCAGCAGTAAGCGATACCAACATGTTCGACCCTACTCAGTACAGTGGATTACGTTGGGCAAGTAACTTCCGTAGCCAATTCCCAGATACGGTTGAGAAGATCGTTTCGATCAAGGAGACTACCGATTTCAAGAACCTCGTGAAAACGAAGTTCAACGAAACGGTCGTTTCCCAAATCACGGGTCTTTCGGGTGAAAACCTCAACCAACTCATGAAGACCTACATCGATAGCTTCAAGAGCGAAAGTGGATTCGATGCTTATGTCCTGTCCAGCCTTCCGGATACGATCAAAGCCTCTCTCCTCGATCTCAAGTCCAAGCTTTACCCGGAAGAGGCACCCGCACCTGCAGAAGAAGCAAAGCTGGAACCTGTCAAAGTAGAACCTGTGAAAGAGTCGAAGCCTAAGAATCCCCGTAAGAGGACTAAGGTAACCGAGACCAAAGAGGTTAAGCCTAAGAGAGCTCTTCCGAAAAAGAAAACCGTGGAAGCAATCGAAGAGGCCATGAATACCCTGACCCCTGCCCCGGCAGTGTCTCAGGCACCTGAATGGCCTTACCCGAGTCCGGCACCTGAATGGCCCCTCCCGGGTCACGCACGTCCGTAATAATCTCCGTTCGTAAGAACGTTAAAAACAGGGCTTAACCCCTGTTTTTTAGCTTAATGTGGTAAAATATAATCATGCCAACACTATCACATAACCAAGAAGTACTACTAACTCGTCAAAGACACGAGGCTGAAAGAATGGGCCTGCACTTCGATTATCGAATTGTCGTAGGGGACAAAGCTTTTTCATGGGCAACCAAAAAGGACATGCCGGGCGTTGGCTCGTCTATTATCCTATGGGAACAGCCGGTGCATGATAGTGCATATGCATTGAGTAAGAAGGTTATTATTCCCACTGGCCAGTACGGTGCGGGGGTTACTACCTTGGATTGGGTTAGAAAAGGCACAGTTAATAATCCTGAAGAAGATCCAGAAAAGTTCACCCTGACTACCAAGCGGGGTGAACGATACCTGTTCAAAAAGCTTCCTACTAAGTATGGTGAAAAGGCATGGCTGTTTAGGAATCTAGGTTCGAGTTCGAATAAGTTCCTGGATAAGTCCGCCAGTCTCATAGCAGGCGCAGTAGGTACTCATATAGTTCAAAACGTTGCTACCAAAGCGGCCCTAGGGCATAAAGGTGTAGGCAAATATTTAGCCAACGCCTTTTCACAAGGTGCACACGGAGTTGTTGATAAAAGTATTAAGGCTAGGGTTACTAGACTTGCGTCAGGGGCACTTCTACCCGACCTCGCTATTGCCCATAAGCGGGTACATGAATTAGGCTCTTCAATGAAGCCCCTCCTGGATCGTGCTTCAGATAGACAAAAAGTAGGTTTGAGGATGATCAGTGAAGGACGTATTTCCGATCTGGTTAAACATAAACTTCATGAAGACCACGTTGTACGTAAAGGTTACGAGATCGCATCTAAACATATAGACAATCTACCCTCTATCGAAACGTTAGCAAGTAAATCTCATCATGTAGAAAGACTGTTTGAAGATAAGTCTCACCCATTAGTATCGAATCTCGTTAAGAATATAAGTCGCGGGAGCTTACCTCAGGGTAAACATTTCAAACCAGGTCAGTTAACTGTGAAAGCCCCGTTGACAGGGGCGCTTACCAGTATGGCGGTTGAGCCTGCCGGCGGCGCATTAAATACCCTGAAGGCGCTTACAAGCAGCCATAGATTTGATGACACTCTGGTCGGTAAAAGATTTAACGGGATCATTCATAAACAACTAGTGTTTAAGCCTATCAAAAAAGGTGTTAAGTCAGAGCTTAACGGGGGTAAAAACGGAATCTTATCTAAGATAAAACATAAAGTATCTGAGATCGGTATTAATCCGGTTGCTGCCCAGCTAAAAAGAACATCGGCTGCATTCACCGATGCTCTTAAGTCTTAATCCTTACCTTTACCGAACCTCGTTGAGGTTACCTTAATGGTTAATGCAGTGATCAACGTGAGAAATACAAGAGGATGTTCCTCAAAGTACTTGAATAGAGGCTTTGTGTAATATCCTAGATAGAATAGTGCAGTATCCATTATAAACTCCTTTATATATGGTATATATCTTATACCAAAATTGGGGTATCTAACTTAGAATAAGATGAATAAATACTTAGAGAAAGTAGCCGTAGTTAATCGTTTAATAAAAGCTACCCGACGAGCTACTCAACTAATACACACCGGCTCTCACGATTTTCACTCTACCAATTTCCCAGCGTTCAGGAAAGCCATATCTGAAGGTAAACTGGGACTTGAACATGGACACGCAGCGTCTAACGAAGGGCAAGCGGTTTACTTCGGAAAGGGGGGCCCTGCTCATGGATACCACCCCACTGATCAAACTCGCCCTTATATAGCGGTACCTCACGAACATAGTCATAGCGTTGAGATACCTTCCAGCAAGAACCCTAGAATGGGGTATGCTAAAAAAACAGACCATCTATTCATGGACTCTATAAGTCGACACGACGTACCCATCCGTAAGGGATCTTACGTTGTATTACCGGATGATTTCAAAGGTAGGAAACTTCCTAAAACTAATCACCCCCAGTGGGACCACTACGAGGCAGCATCGATTTCAGAAGAAAAAAATAAAATACTCAGCCATATAAAAAATACGCACTCTAGAGTCGTATATCATGGTGATATAGCTAACGCCATGAAGAGACGTGGGTCTCAGCTGGACGTTCCCTACGACCACAGTTCGGGTGGAAATCACCTGTTTAAAGAGAGATTAGGGCATGCTAGTGAAAAGGTACGAACTCAAGTCTATGGCCCGGATATGTCAGGTAAGTTGAGAAGGCGCTATGAAGGAGACGTGCCGGTAAGGACTAAGGCAAACGAAGACTGGGATACGGATGCAGCCCTTCACTCAGTGCACGACGATTTAAAGCATCACTTAGATAAATATAAAATCGGGCGTAAATAATGTACGAACGCGCCAAATACAAAGACCCTGGTAAATTAGACTACCGGGATATACCCGATCCCGTTGCAACTTTAAAACGTGATGGCGCCCACTTCTTTCTCCAGATCGATAACGAGGGCAATCAAAAATACTATTCTCGTAGACCTTCCGTAAAAGGAGGTCACCCCGAAAGATCTGCGCAAATACCCCATCTATCTGAAAAGAAGTTACCTCAGTTTGCAGGCCAAGTATTTAGCGTTGAGCTTATACATACAGGTCACCTTAAAGAAACGCCAGAGTCTCACACGGCTACTAGTGGTATTTTGAATTCACTACCTCTCAAGGCTATTCAAACTCAGAAAGATACTGGCCCAATACGGGCGGCTTTAATCGATGTTATAGAACCTAAGCTTCCAACGTACAAAGACAAGCTTATCCATATGAAAACTTTGGAGAAACATTTCGGTAACCCCGACCTTATGTTTGTTGATGATCCAGCCATAGGAAAGGAGAACATTGATAAGCTTATTGATTTCACTAAGCGGCAGCAGAGAGAAGGCGTTATCGTTGCAAGCTTGACTAAGCCGGAGCATGATAATCCCCGGGCGAAGATTAAACACTTCTATACTTTCAATCTACGAGTAAATAGAGTTATCCAGGAGTTTGACAAGAACGGACATCCTAAAGATTCTATGGGGGCCCTTGAATTAACTGATTCGACAGGCAAAGTTGTAGGTATGGTTGGCACTGGATTTTCAAGGCCCTTACGTCAAGAGATTTGGAAAAATCCAAGAGAATGGATTGGCCGTCTTATCCAGGTTAAAACTATGGGGTTAAGCATTGAAGGTGGTAGGCTTAGAGTACCGGTCTTTAATGGAGATGCGGACGGAGATATAGATAAAGTCGAGTACGGGGTTTATGATAAACTCCACGTTAGATAAAGAAAAAGCCCGGAACTAACCGGGCTTTTTTATTACCTACGTGATAATCGTTTAAGTGCTGGGAGAATAAATGCATTCACAAGATACATATTCCCTTCTGAACTAAAGTGAACGTGTCCGGCACCTCCTGTAGAGATATCTTCCCCACCCGCCCAGTAGGTACCTGTAGCTGCCGCAGATGTATCAAATGTACTCATTAAATAGTCCGGGAAATTGAACCAACTTCCCGGTGCACGGATATCAAATAAACCGTTAGCCCCCATATCCTTATATTGTGCCCTCAACAAGTTATTATAGGTATCAATCTTCTGGTTAAGAGCAGTGGTTGCTGCCTGGTCTGCAGCCTGCCTCGGAGCTACTGTGCCGACTAATATAATCCAGCCTGGATGCAGTGCTCTTCTAGCAGCAATATAATCCCGAGCATCTTGAATAGCATCGGCCGGGAGGCGATTGTTGGGAGACGCCATTGAGTTAGTTCCCTCCCATGCAAAAAGGACATTTATCTTTCCATCGACCCATGCCCCATCTACGTCTGCTGAAGAATATCCGTCCAGACCATTCATCTTTCTCCAGGTCTGACCACTTATGCCGAGATTGGTTAACACCACCCCTTTATCGCTCTGCCATTTCTTAGCCTGCCCGGCGCCTTGACCATCTAGAATCGTTGCGTCATTCCAATTCGGGATACCCTGGTGCGTTATTACTGAAATTGGGGACGTTTTAGCCAACAATTTAGTAATATTCTGTCCCCCGCCGACTCCGGCGAGGTGAGAATTTCCATCTAGCACCAGGTTTAACCTACTATCGAATGGTATCCGTGAGGTTCCTGATAGTGCGGGTATCATACGTATCCTGTAGCAGAAACACAGCTAATTACAGATGCTCCAGCAGGGACTGCTTTAGCATAGTACGTCGCCTTTTTACCATTGTTAGTGGTTCCAAGCTGAGTCCAGGTATTACCGCTGTCTTTAGAGACGCTGAATACAGTAGTAATTGAGAAATCAGCAGCGGTATCCGCGTTGGTGTGCTCTATCTTCAGCAGATCTCCTGAAGCCGCCGCCACGGCTGAGCTAGGAGTAACTACAGTACCTCCTCTAGTGATATACTTCCAGTTACCACCGGAACTCCAGATACAATCACTGTTAACATACGCATCTATAACGGTTGTAGTACCAATTTGCACCATCATGTCCGCTGCATGGGTCTCAACCTTAAAGATAGCTGCGCCGTTTACGCCAGAAGGCTTACCTACCATAGATATTGCGCCGACGGTACCGTTAGTTCCACTGCCACCTGAACCAGTGTATTTCCAAGGGGCCGAAGCAGATTCAGTACAGTTTGTAATGACGCGGTTCAGTCGAACGTTACTATTGGCAAGAGTAGTGAATCCCGGACCATTGGCAACGCTAGACTCGTTACCTGCTGCATCTTTATGCAAGAAATGGGTGTAGTAAGTCGTACCGGCAGTAAGTCCTGAGAAACTGACGTTCTGCGTTCCAACTGCGGTAACTGCTTGGCTGAAACCTGCTTTAACTACAGTTGGAGTTTCAGTCGTGTTAGTACTCACCATGTAGTACAAAGTACCATTGCCTTCATCCGTGGAGACTGTCGCAGTTGCGGTAGTAGAACCTGTTTGCGTACCTACCGGACTTGACAGATTCGGTGCTTGGCTATCCACTGCAGCTACAGAAAGGGTGATCGAAGTGGGATTCGACAGACTTGCGTTGTTAGTGAGACTTATAGTCTTATTACCACTTGATGACGGGGTATAAGTGAACGTGCCTGACGGGCTACCTTGAGTCAGATTAAGGCTAGTTGGGTTGAACGTACCACCTGCTCCGCCGTCGGAAGGCGTCGCTACAGCAGTGCCACTCAGATTCGAACCGACCGGGGACAATGCTACCGTGAAGGCTGCCGAAGCTGCGCCGACACTACCTGAAGTAGGACCCGTCATAGTAAGAGCACTAGCGTTAGGCTGAACACCATCCGTGACTGAAAGATTAGAGAACGAAGGCATCAGGTTACCAGAAAGATCTCTCAGACCGTTAGCGCCAGGTTGAACATACGAAATAGTCTGAACTTCTCCATTTGCAAAGCTAGGGGAAACGCTTAGGTTTACACTATTCCCGGACACCGATACCGACAACACCGTATGGCCAGTTACAGTAAATGCACTTGCTGCGGGGGTATACGAACTATTCAGAGATTCTGATGCGGTAATAGTTACAGTAGCTGGAGTAGAATTGGATACAGCAGCACTGCTAGCACCTGGAGCGACCATATCGATGGCGACAGGATTAGCAGCCTGCCTCGCACTATACCAGTAATCGTACCCGTCATACCAGAAGGTCATGGTATTAATGATACCTGAAGTGTTTACGTATCCAGCTGACCCTCCATCTTCAGAAAAGGACTGATAGGTCGGGGTGTTAATCCCGTCTGCTACGAGACGAACCGTCGTGTAGGCCCCTTTTACAGCACCTGCTGCAGGTACAAACTGAATGGCACCGGAAACAATTTTCTGGTCCATCCAAATAGTCCCAGGGGGGCTCAGAGGGATGGTCGGCGAAAACGTTACGTCACGATCAATAGCCATGCGTTGAAACGCTGCACTAGGAATAGTGCAGAACACATCTTTTGAACCGGATGTGAACGCTACAGCGGAGTTGTTATTTGAGCTTGATACAACACTCTCTCTAGTCAGAAGTGAGCTATTGGTAAGCGTATAAAACCCTATCTCCCAGTTGCCTGCAGAGTCAACTATACATACCGGTATATTAGCAGTACCGGTAGTTAGCGCTGATGAAAAACTTCTATAACCAGTCGCAGCCCCGGCCAAACTGATAGTAGCCGTGGAGGTTACAGTAGTAGTTTCTTTTATTCTATCTGCGTAATTCATTAATTTCCTTTTTAATTATAACTAGTATATCTAGTTTACTACCATCCAGAGAAACCTGAAAATCCGTGTATACGTGATATTCTAGTTTTGAATTTTCTTCCATATAGGGTGGCGCCTCCACCTGATGCACTCACAGTTAGGGTAGCAGTGCCCGACTTAGATCCATCAAAGGTGCTAGTAGCAGTTATCGTCAGGACTTGAATACTAGATGTCGCAGAGGGAATAGTTAGTATTCCTCCTGAGGTTATGGATCCCCCTCCCACAACCGACCACGTAACCGTTTGAGGAGGAGCTCCAGTGCCGTTTACAGTAGCTGTAAATGTCAAAGTGCCCCCTCCGGCTACAACAGATGAGAAGGGGCTTACTGATACAGACGTTACCGAAACCGCTAAAGGAGCCCCTTCCGCTATCGGACCACTTGCTATAGCTGAATATCCTAGCATGGGGCTATCCTATTAAATCCAACGGAACTGAGGAGTCCCTGATGTGGCTGTGATGTACATCATTTGTCCACCTGATAAGTTTTCATCCCAGTTAGGCCCCGTAGTAGATCCACTGATAGTGAAGACTCTAGCAGGAGGTGAGGATGGAGTAACCGACGAGATGGTGAAAGTAACTGAGTCACTAGTCCCAAGATAAATCCTGAGGCCTACTGCCCCCGCAGGCAATGTCCCGATGGCGGTGCCATTGGCGCTACTAGCAGGAACCAGAGTCATACTGCCTAGACCGACTTGGCTAGAGACGTTGACAGGACCTTGATCAGATGCCAGGACTACTGGTAGAGACCCAGATTTAGCAGCTTGCCCAACTGAAGGTATTTTATTCGAAAGGACTATTAAATTTGCATCGGTGGCTACTTTATTAGAGATAGCCGTCGCTGTAGATGATACCGAAGCCAGAGTGGTTTCCGTAGCTACTTTATTAGAGATAGCCGTCGCTGTAGAAGAAACGGTACCTAATGTAGTTTCGGTAGCTACCTTATTTGAGATCGCATTGGCCGTAGTAGAAACAGCACCTAAAGTAGTTTCAGTAGCCACTTTATTAGAAATTGCAGTGGCAGTAGACGAAACTGTACCAAGGGTGGTTTCGGTAGCTACTTTACTAGAAATACCTGCCAAGGTAGTGTCAGTTGCGACCTTGTTCGAAATAGCGGTTAAGTTAGCATCGGTTGCAACTTTACTAGACAGGGCTGCCAGGGTAGTTTCAGTAGCAACGGTACTTAGAAGACCATCGTCAGTTGCCAAGGTCACCGGAACGGAAGAGGCCTTGAGGGCAGACCCTTTTGCCGGTATTTTATTTGCTATGTTACTCAGGGTGGATTCTGTTGCCACTTTTTGAACCAACGGATCATCAGATGCAAGAACCACTGACTGAGAGTTATCTGCGATATCCTGACCATTGGGATTGTGGGTGAAAACTGTGCGGTTTAAACCGTTAGCGTCTTTAATTACTAGAGTTGGTTGAGCCATTGTTATTCCTTAGAAAATTGCTGCTATGAAAGTGAACTGAGAAACATCGTCCCCAGTAGTGTCGCCAGGATCTTCAGTGCCCCCGGAACCGGTGCCGGTATTACCGACTACATAATACCCATCTTCAAAAGCTTGTACTTGGATGGAGCCAGATCCGGTGATAGTTTTATTGGCCCCACCATCGACGGTCCCCACTAAAGTGACTAAATTTGATCCTGAATCTACCCGCTTTATGTTATAGAGAATGCCCCTTCCGTTAGCGTATCCGTATAAGGTATCCAGTAGGGTTATGTTAATCGGTGACTGGGTAGCATCAACTAGGATAGTGCTATCATTTACTGTTAACTGATAATCTTCAGTAATTTTACGGATAGAATATTTATTACTAGAAGTGGATCCAACCGGGGATTGTTCGTCCTCAGAGGGCCCTTCTAGTATCGTATAAAGGCCTTTTGAAAATAATATCTTTTGTCCAGAAGGACTTTGCCCATACAGCCAATAATTTGCCGTACCTATTTCGTTTTCATAAAGATCCAACCAAGGTAGACTAATAGTTACGGAACCGGCAGGGCCATTCACAGCCACCCACGGTGAAGTATCTGATGAGTAAGAAATTGCAATAGGCAGGTACTCAAACTGAACCTTGATCTCTACGACATAACCTGTCAAATCAGAGCTTAGCCCTGTGGAGATATCTTTGAACTCGAACTTCTTGTAGGCCGATAATCCTTCTTGAACCTCTATATTGTTAGATTGTGTGGTTATCACAATTAGTCCTTTCTAGATTGCTTAGCCAATAGTTATTGGGGTATTTTCTTTAATAGTCCCGTCCTTCAGGGCTTTCAAAGCTTCGAGTTCAGTTTTAAAATGCACTGGTTGTTGAGTCATATCAGGTTGAGTCATATGAACACTGCCAATAATAGCTTCATGGCCCGGTGCAACCATACTACTGTTCAACCCTTTACGATAATCGTGGATATGATGCTCCGGCAATAGTTTTGTTCGGGCTTCAAGAACCGCCTCAGGGGTCATTGGAACCTGTAGGGTTAATGCGTCACCGTCATAGTCACCTGCGTACAGGGGTAGGTGCAAGGGGTTAATACCGATAGTCTTACCCTTAATTGGCACAGGGTAGTGAGCGGTAATATTAGTTCTCATCAGTGTTGGTGCACGGTTTAGGAGCACTGGAATCTGTTTGATGAGTTTGTTAAAACTAGCCTGGGCAGCAGGACTTCTTTCTGCGACTGCTCGTTTAGCACTTACATAATCATAGCCTTGTCTGACTAAGTCTCTAGTAATATGGAAGGCGTACGTCACCCAGATCATATCTTCCGGGATAGCAGCTTCGTTAAACCCTAGATTAGGCTCAGCATAAATGGTGCCGCGTCCAGAGAAGTCGAGTTTTTTACTCAGAAGCTTACTATGGAAGAAACCTTGCTTAGGACCCGATGTACCTGAGATCTGGCGGATATAACCCTTCAGATTCTTACCACGGCTTGAACCTGAGATCGCATCTCCAAGTCCAAAAATAGCCTTAGCACCGTCATACAGAGCTTTTCTCTCTGCTATCATCATATCGTCCGTCATGTAGTCTTTAATTCCTTTAAAGGACTCATTAACGGTCATATGATCTTTATAAAGCTCGTTGGCGTCAGCATACTCGATGTTGTTATTACCCATGATGGTAATAGGTCGAGCTAACGGAGGTGCCACCGGCATGTGCCTGATGATAAAAGCTTCGTCAGGTTGCAATTCGTTTTTAATTAATCCATCTACGTACTTCAATTTCTTGATAAGCGTATCCCTTTTGCTAGGACTTTTAGTAGACAGAATTTCATCTTTCAGGTTCTTAACCTGAGCTTGAAGATTTACACGGGATAACATCTCTTCCAGGGCGGGACCTCCTACCTTCAGGATGCCTGGATCCACTGATGTATTTTTATTCGCAGTTGAAGTAGTCATGATAATAGTTTAACTCTCGGCTATATTTGAATATTAAAAAACCCGGACTAGCCGGGTTATATTTTAAGCTTACGCTTCTTCGTGTTCCTCGGGCTCCGGATCATCCACGTGGTCAACAAGACTACTTACCCTCGTATCGATTACCTTCAGTTTTTTACCGTTAGTAGTATCATGGAGGTGGAATACGCCGTCCTTAACGTGAGTAATACCGATGGATCCTTGGACAATACCTGTATACTCCTTAGTATTTAGACCTAGAAGACTCTTGATCGGTCTTTCGAAAGCTGGGTTGGCAATCGGTTCAGCTAATCTGTAGTGAGTCCACTTCGTTCCACGAATACCGCCAGTAAGCGCACTATCAAACAACCCGCCCTTTTCAGGTTCTAGATTCTTAGCATTAAGTCTAGTAGGCTCTTTAATCTCACCATTACTCATCGATATAATATCTTTATCAGTTAATGGGCTGGCAGTGATATTACCTTTGTCAAACGAAGTCTTGATACCACTTGCAGTCAAATAGTTAAAGAACTTTTCAGTTGCAAAAGTCGTCTTAGGCTTAGGCAACGGTTGACCGGTCAGGAATTTCTTCCAGTAGTCACTGTTCTCCTCACTCTTCAGCGTCGTAATCTCTTTAAGATTCTTACGGGCATCCGAACCGAGAAGACCGAGCATCTCCATGTAACCAACGCTCTTGGAACCTTCTTCACCACCCTTGGTAGGTTGCATCGTATTGTCATAGGCACCGACGTTACGAGCACTCCAGTTTTGGTCAGAGGTCTTATAGAGCTTAATCATGTACTGAGGTCCAGTCAGGATTCTACCCAAATCCTTGCCAGTTTTAGGATCCACGAACACTTCGCTATCGTCGATACCGTGGCTCTTAAGCTCTTTGTTGATATCTACGATATTAGACTTTTTCGAGAAGTTATGAATCTTATAAGGCTGTCCAGTTTTCTGGGCAATTTTACCTGCTGCAGTTTCCATCAGCTGACCGAGGTTAATACGGCTCGTAACCGATGCAGGGTTCAACAGGATATCAGCAGGTTTACCAGTCTCCTTGTTGAAAGGCATATCGTGATCTTCCATAATCAACGAAACGATACCCTTGTTACCGTGCATACCCGTAAGTTTGTCGCCTACTTCCAACTCTTTGATACTACGGATAAGTATACGGATAGCTTTACCTTCAGTATGGGCATCAACCACAACACCCGGCTCATCATGATGCCAAACCTCCGTAACGGCCCTATACGGGTTCACAAGGTTCTTATGGAGTCTACCTAGCATCTTGTCCTCAGGAGTCGGCTCACGCTTCTCTAGGACGATGTAAACGGGGTCTCCGTTGGAGAGTTTGGTACCGATCAGAGGGAACCCTTTGTCATCCAGTTTCTCAAGCTGTTCTTTAGTGAATTTGCCTGGGAAATAACGAGGAATCAAACTCTTCTTTAACAGGGTTGTAGGCTGCACATCATAGTCTACTTTATAAGCGTGATGGCTGCTAAGACTTTGAGCACAACTTTTACTAATAACAAGGCCGTCCTCGTGGTTATAACCCTTATAAGGCATGTACGCCACTTGGAGGTTCTTACCGAGAGCCAGAACACCATCTTTAGTGTAGTTGTTATCTACCAGAACTTGACCAGCTTTTACCTTGTCGCCAACTTTGACCAGGGGATGTTCATCATCGTAGAAACCTTTCATGTTGAACGGAAGGTTCTTTACCAGGGTAATCGTATGGTCTTTACCACCTTCGTCAGTTATTACGATTGATTTGTTCGTAATCGACTTTACGGTCCCGTTAACAGGCGAAGTAGTTTGAGAAATGACTTTAGCCAAAGTCTCAACAAAGGCTCTACCATGTTCGTCCACCGTTCTAACCAGAGGAGCTTCTCGGTCTACCAGAGACAGTGCCTGAGGAATAGCTTTACCGGCCATGGTTAGACGACCCGGGTGATTACTATTCAAGAACGGCACTAGGTTGGTAGTAACTGTGTACAGGTCCGTGGCACTATTTAACCAGTAATCCACTTTGGAAACAGGGACTTCGCCAAGTTCACCTTTGATTTGAGCTTGGACAATAGTTTTACCTTCTTGATTAGGGAAACCGATGACGGAGTTCATCACCTCACCTACGCTTAGGTAAACTTCCTTGCCACTCTTATCTTTCATACGTGCATACAGATTACCTGCTTTATCACGATGAGCTGCGATGGTGAAACGTTGGTCAATACCAGCGTGTCCCGATTCCGGAGTACGGGAAGGGTCAAGGATACCTAGGTGAGATGGGTCGATATCTCGGGCACTCATAGGGACGCCACGGTCAGAACTAATACCGCCTTCCAGGCCACCGAGCACAGTTACCTTGCCAACGTTTTCCAGAGATTCGATCGGGTTGGTCTCACTAGGAGTGGTAACCAGATTTGATTCTATGATGTAGCTGGAGAACAGTTTGTTGAAAGGTTTACTCGCAACGGATCCACGGATTTTAATGGCTTGGCCACTTTTCTCCGCTTTATCTAGAGCATAGGTGATACGGCTCTTAAGAGTGGATGTTAGAAGCTTCTCTTTCTTGAAACGAGTTTCCAGGAAGTCAGGCAAATTCTGAACTGCTTTGAACTGCAGAGAGTCTCGGTTGTCTTCAGGTTTACGACCAGCGTGGACCTCGACCAGATTATGCAACGCCAATAGCACTGCTTCATGAGTAACAGTAGCTAGAGGTTTACCGAGGGTAATCTTGGTCGTATTAACGTTCAACTGGGAGTTCTCAAGAGCCAGACGCAAGGCTGCGATCTTTTCTTCTATAGAATTGGCCGGAACTTTACGGGTGGTCAGACGGGTATAAAGATCGTTGATGATCTTTTCTTCTTTCCCCGAAGTAGCCTTAAGGTTATCGTTCCAAACCGATTCCGGAATGTACATTGATACTTCTTTAGGGCCAACGCCAAAAACTCTGGACAGCAGAGGTGCCAGAGGAATACGGCTAGATGCCACTTCGACGTAGAACATACCAGTCTGTGGTTCCAGGGTAATAGCAAAGCTTCGACCAGAACCCGTGTTAAAGTGGGATTCCAGTTCGCCAGTGTCTCTTGATCGAGTGTACACACCCGGGCGGAGTTGTAATTGATTAGCAGCAGCGTAATTACTACCCTTATATAAAAGAGTGCTTTTACCAGTCAGATAAAA